CGTCCATTGTTATATTGACGTATGTTCACAGTCACTTGTATATCTTCACAAGTGAATGGATTAGTTAGTTTAAACTGTTTCATGTTAAATGAATTTTGTGGGTGGAAAATTATCTTACTACTACCGTACAACGATAGTATTTAGGTGGATGCTGTGGGTTATAAACTGCACAACTTGTTCCTAGCATAGTAATAATGCTAATGATTAATAACTTTTTCAATGTGATTGATTTAAGGGATTAAAAAATAGAGCCCCCACGTAGAAACGCAGGAGCTTTTTGCTTGCCTTATGAAAATCTTAAAAGGTTCTTGGTCCTCTTCTTTTAGAGAAGGTTATTTCTGCTACAAAGAATAGGAAAGCTATGAATAAGTCTGGCTTATCATAGCTAATGCCAAATAATACTGTGTTCTTGATGAATTTTAGATGGAATCTTTTTCCTCTAATTAAAGTTTTTTCCATGATGGATTAATTTTTTTAAGTGATGTGTAAATAGTTTAAAAGGTAAAACCGCATTGTTAATGTTTAAATCCAATTATACATATGGTGCTGCAGACACTTCTATAGGGAGGATTTCTAGATGAGTAACACCAATCTCATAAAACAGTTAACAATGCCGGTTTTGTAACCAGGATGGGACTCGAACCCACGTCTTCTAATTAATCGTTAGATGCTTTACATTAAGCTACCTGATTATACTAATAGGCTGAGTGTTGACCTTTAGTGTATCACCGTTTTCACAGGGTTACCCCCGCTTATACACACAATAGATTACTCCATTGTAGATGATAGTACCAGTGTTTTGCCTCACTCCTGAGGGATCTCTCTCTAGACTACATAGATATTAATTTCTACCAAGTGGATTGGATGATCCTTAGCTACATCCCTGCAGCTACTTAGATATACTCTTGCCATCTCACAGTTTTCCTTACGGTACTGGCTGTGCTGTCATATTTCATACAGATAAGGTACTTTGACCTAGAGAACTAACAGACTTTCGTTAAATTAATTAGATTAATTTTTACAATAGCATAATCCAGGACGTGCCATTAGATTGCAGCTCACTCCCTTTTGAGGAATGCGTACTACAACGCCCCAGTGTAGATTACCAGTCTACGGTGAAAAACAGATGCTGTTACCGCACCTATTGCTCACTGAATAACGCAATTGCTCTCTTGGTAAAGAGCTCTCACATATATTCTACAAGTTGTCCTATTGTGGTTTCCCACTCAACAGTGTATGCTAACACTGTAATTGCTCAGAGATTTCCCCATTGCAATCGTTGCTTGCTTGCTTACATGGCCAGCACAAAGCTGTAGATGATACGCTTGTTTACGCACACCTTATATACCTGTCACCAGGTTTATCCTAACGACCATAAGCGGCCGAGTCTCCAAAGGAGAATATTTTAAGGTGAACCAGACCCACAACAGGCCCAGTTCACCACTAAATCTTGTTAAAATGCATCTGACGTAAGTAACTGTCTCAATTCTTCTGTCTCTTTCTCAGTCATAGTTTTTATCTTACAATAGAATACATCACCATCTATGTCGCCTTGCCAGCCAACATTCCAGTGTGAAGCATACTTCATATACTTACAACCGTCTAGTCTGATAGTTGTAATGTTTGTACTATCCTGATCTATAAAAGAAATAAACTCTTTATTCTCTTGAACAAAGTGGTCGTGAAACTCTGACATGTCAATCTCTTCTATGTCTTGATTAAACATATCATATCTAGCGTATAGTTCTGACTTTCTCATATTGAATGATTTTAGGGTTTGTGTGTAATGGAAAACATAGTAGAGTTTCACTTCGCATTATATCTCTACTAAGCCCCGCTTCTAGGGCTAACACTTTGGTGTCATCAGAAGGTTGGTTTTATATTACACTGGTTGGCCTACAATTCCAGTAACCCTTTGCAGGGAATATCGTTTGGGTTTCATGGTGTCAGATTGTAAATACAGGACATACTGACTAACGCTGGTTGGTTTCCAAGGAATACACCAACAACCTAGATTAAACATTACGCAGCAGATAAACATGTAACATCATACATGGATATAGGATTAAGACAATAACCCTCTGCTATCCTAGTCTTTTTAAACTCCCATGCCTCTTCAAATGAAGAGAAGAAGAAGTTATCAGCTAACTGGTTGTTATGCTTGAAGATGATAACATATATACGCATACTGAAATGATTTAAACGGTGATGAAATAAGTTCTTAACAGCTCACCAGTGAGCTCTCCTTAACATAGTAGATATAATATACTATATACTACTATGTTAAAGGGTTCAAATATGAGCTGTTTAAAATATCTTGTCAAACTCTTGGCTGTGTTTGATATAATACTCACGTGTTGGGAAGATGGCTAACCACCAACCAAAGAACAGAGAGTATATCATAAACCAGTTCTTATCTTGATAAACTTCTGATGGCGTACACCATAGTAAACCAATAGAAGATATAAGAAAGAAGAAAGAGATGAAAGAAATGATGTAGATGCTGATTAATACTACTGATTTCATAAGACAATATTTAAGGAGTGAATGAATACAAAGAGTTATAGCTATCTTATCCGTCTGACTAGGTCAGTTATTTGGCTCTAAGAGTTGGATGAAAGATAGTAGGTAGGTGTTACTACCACTAACAGATACACACGTAACTGTTTGAAAATCAACGTTTTATTTGACACGGATAACGTAGAACCGTGGACGTGAGCTACGCTTGGCGTATACTCGCAGCCACTGTGGCAGCTTCTATCATAGAAGAGACCATAGTGATTGTTCCGTCAGTCAGAATAAGTCCAATCATTTTTTAGTGGGTTAAAGGTTGATATGATGATACTAGGATAAACTGAACTGATATAAACTGATAAACTAAAAAGAGGTAAAAAAAGGCATACGAGAGTTTTCCCTCGTATGCCTTGCACGTTATTTAACGTGTAGCCACTTCAACATAATCTTCTCCATCTCGCCCGTAGTTTGGTTAACCACTTCGTAAGGACGCTCTTCGATACGGAACTGGTCCATATCAAGCTCGTCTACTGTACCCACCTTCGTAGGCTTACTTAAAGCTATGAAGTATGTGAGTTGACCACTTACTTTACTTTGACCGAGCACGTTCACTTCCTTACCCTCTGTTTTAAGAGTGTGGATGAAGTTACCGTTCTTTGAAGCTTGTGTAGAACATTTGCTGACTGTTACTTTAATCTTTCCCATTTTTAATGATTTTAGAGTTTATAAAAAAAGAAGAACTGCTGTTGCAAAGTACCGGGGTACCCGCAACGCCAAGATTGAGTCGGGGTCAAAAAACTAATACCCCATCTCATCCTCTAACATAGTAAGTCTGTATAGGAAACCCTAGGGGGTTGCATAGTAGATATTAACAACGGGGGGATAACTTACTATTGCATTAAGAATTATATAATATTAAATTTGTTAAGTTTAAACTTTTTAAGTATATTATAATGTAAACCAAACAATATGTCAACAGATAAAATCGTTACGTCTGAAGAGTCAGCATTAAGTCATTACATCCAGACATCGGATAAGTACGGCAACCCAATTAATATTCCTGTTATAGACGTCAGGGATGGAGTTGCAGAGAGAGTCTTAGGTTACCAACTTGTAAAGGGTAGCAATAGAAGCAAGTTTATTAATTATAATGAATATCACGTTTCACGTAAAAGACAATAATGCTTATGATACATACATGTAATATACATTGCCACACCATAGATGTGGATAAGATAGAGTTAATGGGTTTAGAAGATAGGGGTAGATGGATGCCCTTTGCTTTCCATATAGATATAGTGATAGCATGCAAGCTCACTTCTGATGAAGAGGATGCATTAGTTAATGGCTGCACCACTATTTTTACAGAGCCCGGGGATACGTATATTATTGATACACCCTATGAAGAATTTTTAAATATATTTCAGCTTTACCACAATACAGATCCAGAGGTAAAGAAGGATGTAGAATTATAAACCAATTAAAAAAACCAAATCATGTCAGAACAAACAAATGTAAACGAAGAAGCTAAGGCTCCCACAAAAGAACAAGTGATGGAGTTTTTACAAGAACAGATTGATGTAAAGAAGCTGCAACTTGAGCTTCAACAAATCAACACAGGTTTAGCTACAGCTAGAGCTGAGGAACTAAAAGCTTTAAGCTTTATTGGTCAAATGACTAATCCTCGTCCTGATGCTAATGCATACCAAGGAGCTCCAGAAGGCACCCCGCATAAAATCACACAGGAAGATTTAGATAATAATCCTGAGTTGGTAGAAGCAGGTGTAGAAGTTGGAGATGATATTATTATTCCTAATGATGTTCCTGTACAGGAAGAAGCTCCTAAAAAGTTAAAAAAGAAATAGAATGACCTCTGAATATTCCGTTCTTTATAAGTTAAAAGATTATAAAGAATGTTTACCTTTTGAGCGTGAGCATCCTAAACAATTACGTTGGGACGATAAGTATAAAATCTTTATGCTCACACAAAATGAAAACTGTCAAGGAATATGGATGAGAGATGGGAAGAATGGTTTAATAGCAGAAGCTATTGTAACATGGCAGAGTGATAACATATTACATATAGATAGTTTCACTGTCGTTCCTTCTTATAGAGGAAAGGGCATAGGCTATCAGCTTATACAGCATGTAATAGATTGGGCTCAAGAAATGGACTACACCCATCTAATAGGAGAAGCTAGAATAGGAGCATCGTGGCACATCTTTAAAAGTATGGGTGCTGCCTCGGTGCTTCTATATAAAAACTGGAGCAACACAGGTGAAGATTATATGAGTTTTAAAATAGAATTATAATGGCATTAGTAAACCAAGTAGATAAGAGAGTGCGGATGAGTGCCTGGCAAATAGTTAAATATCAGATCTTAACCCATTGTTATTTATATAACATACAAGTGAGTGAAGCTGATCTAAATTGTCTTACTCTCTTAGCTTTAGAAGGAGATCAAGAACTTACAAGTTTTTGTAATAAAGCACATGATAAACAAATCTTTTCTAGTACACAATCTGTACGCAACTGTTTAACTAAGTCTGAAAAGAAAGGCTTGATTAAAAAAGAAGGAAAGAACAAGAAAAAGATATTTATTAACCCAGAGCTAAAAGTACACTCTAGAGGTAATATTTTGTTGGACTTTAAATTCTTAAGCATTGCATCCACGGAAAGCTAAAGATCTTATCCCACAGGTGGCAAAAGAAACCAACCTCTCAGAAGAAACTATAAATAATATTATAGGCTTCTATTGGAGAGAGGTGAGGAAAAGTCTATCTTCATTAAAGCATTCCAGAGTGCATATTACAAATCTTGGAGATTTTGTAACAAAGCATTGGAAGATAGATGATAAGATAGAGATGCTTGAAAAGTTTGAAGAGAACAACAGACAAAAGGGTCTACAGCAAATGACTGCTAGATTTAAAACAGCAGAAACATTGTTTGACCTTAAAGCTTTAAAAGCTATAATGACTGAAGAGAAACAAAGAGCTGACTTTATTAAACTACACAAAACACATGAGTCTAAGAGAAAACATAATAAAGGTATGGAAGAGTAAGGGTCAGATTATAGAAGGTATAACCAACTCCATATTTAAAAAAGAAGACGTAGAAGAAATTGCACAACAGAGAATGCAGATTTGTTACAAGTGTGCACTTCTAGATGTGCAAGGAGATGGATGTATGGTGGCAGGAACAGCTCCTTGTTGTAATGAAAAACTAGGAGGGTGCGGATGCAGTCTTGGATTTAAGACTAGAAGTTTAAGTTCAGAATGTCCTAAAGGGCATTGGAAAGCAGAGTTGACACAAGAGGAAGAAGATAAGTTAAACGAAAAATTAGGACTATGATAGTTTTCACACCACAGAATCACAAGTATAGAAGTGTAGATGCAACAGACCTTACAGATTGGATATCTGTAACAAGTTTTATTTCTAACTTCAAGAAACCATTTGAATCAGATGTTATTGCTGCTAAGTCTTCTAAATCAAAGAAGTCTAAATGGTATGGTATGACACCTGAAGAAATTAAAGATGCATGGGCAGCAGAAGCTAAACGTGCAACAGATCTTGGAACATGGTATCACAACTGCAGAGAAAAAGATATATGCGAGCTTACAACAATGGAACGTCATGGTCATGTCGTACCAGTGTTTAAGCCTGTAGAAACAGACGGTATTAAACAAGCTCCTTTACAAAAGCTTACTAACGGTGTCTATCCAGAGCACATGGTATATTTAAAATCTGCTGGCTTATGTGGTCAGTCAGATCTTGTAGAAGTGATTAACGGAGAAGTGCATATTACAGACTACAAGACTAATAAAGAAATTAAGTCTGAGGGTTATACCAACTGGGAAGGAAAGGTAGATAGAATGGCTGCTCCTGTAGCTCATTTGGATGATTGTAATTTAAACCACTATACATTACAACTTAGTATGTACATGTATATTATTTTAAAGCACAACCCAAGACTTAAACCAGGTACATTAGTGCTTCATCATATTCTATTTGAAACCGTAGGTACAGATAAGTTTGGTAATCCTATTACAGCTTTAGATACTAGTGGCAATCCTATAGTGAAAGACATTGTTCAATACAGTATTCCATATATGAAGTCTGAGGTGATTAGTTTATTACATTGGTTAGAAGATAACAGAGATAAATTAAAAGCTAAGCATTAATGAAAGTAGTGTTTGATCACATTAATGGTTTTGGTAAAGTGAGTGATCAAGACTTTATTTACTCAGAGCCGCATGGTATTTTAGAAGAGGGTGAGAGTGCATCAGAAGCTTTTGAAAAAGGGTGGATACCCTGGGACGGAGCTTGGTATAATTTAAGATCTGTACGCATAGATCTTTCAAAATACAAACCTCACGAGACTACTAAAAGATTGTCTAGGCATGTTGATTTTATGTATGAGAAGTTTGAAGATAAACCTATATACAGAGAACTCTATGAAGCATATTGTAAACACCACGGTTTTGAACGCACGATTACATGGGAACAGTTGTTTACCGGCAATATTATTTCTTATAGTCAGTTTGGAAAAGTAATTGGTTACTCAGCTGTAGAAAAGTATGATGACGCCTTCTGTGCAACACAATTTGTATGGAACTATGAGACGCCAAAACTTTCCTTAGGAAAAGTGGCACAGATGTATGAATGTGAGGTGGCAAAAATGTTAGACTGTACACATGTTTATATATTAGGAGGTTATGAGAAATGCTGTATGTACAAATCAGACTTCTATGGTTTTGAATGGTGGACAGGATCAGAATGGAGTGAAGATAAACAATTGTATAAAAGTCTTTGTGAAAGAGACGATAAAGCTCTTGTAAGTTATGATAATGTATGAACCAACTAATAGAGTGGAAGTTACCACTCCTAAAGGTAATGGAGTGATTTGGTTGGTTACAGACTATGGTCATGAAACAGACACTGTGTACACTGTAATAATAGATGAGACATCAGAGCTTTGGCAGTTTACACACAAAGATATTAAGGTTAGAAAAAATATAACATTTGGAAGAGTATGATAAGATTATTTGATATACAGAATGGACAAGTAGTTCCTAGTGAACATTGTTACACCCTAAATTCTTTAAAAAGAATTATGGATGAGTATGGTGAAGAAGCTGTAAAGGTGTATGCATATCTGTTTTATATGACATGTCCTAACCCAGATCTTAATCCGTTTTTTGATGTACCAGAGCAAGATAAGGAAGAACTTATTCTAGCAGAGGTGGATGGTGATTTCTCAGGAGAGGATGAATCTATAAGAGGTGCACTTAAAGTGTGCCAGAAAATGTATGAGACTCCTACGTATAGAGCATATCAGGGTATCAAGATTGCATTAGATAACATGGCAACGTTTATGGCTACAGAAAAACCTACGTCAGGACGTGACGGTTCTGCTACAGCACTATTACGTATTGCTGAAAGATTTGATTCTGTAAGACAAAGTTTTAAAGGTGTGTATAGAGACTTACAAGAAGAGCAACAGTCTTCTGTAAGAGGTGGCCAGAGATTGGCATATGATCAGTAGTAAAATTGTAGAGTGACGAAATTGGGTTGTCTCTGTTATGACCCTGGCAAACGTACCCACCTGTCTCGTGGGCGGTGATGCAGAAATAGATTGATAATATGGGGTAGACCACCAGCTTGCAAGCGTTGTGTTATCAATTGAATCTCACCTTGGTGGTTCGAGTCCACCCTCTACAGCTAATTTAAAACCAAACAAAATGATAAAAAAACTATTAAGTATTTTTAAAAAGAAAGACAAGTTTGAAGCTATAAGAGTATCTGATGGATTAGATGATAACTTTTTATTTGATTTTAAAAACTATGCTTCTGCTTATAGAGGAGGTAACACCGGCAACACTTATATAACAATGAGTTCAGTAGCAGAAGGTGCTACTTTACCTGAAAGTAATAAAATTGCTATTAAACCTATTGATGTATTAGATCAGTTAGAAACTGTCCCTACACCATGGACTCTTGCTAATATAGATGATAAAATTGCTGTGTTAAAAATTAAAGAAGAATTAATTACACAGTATTATTCTAAAAGAGAAGTAAGTGCTCTTATAGAAAGACTAGAAAATAGAAAAAAGTGGGGAAGCTGTCAAAACTTTTTTAACGGATTTCAGAATACTACAGATGAGAAGATTGGTATATTGTTAGAGAAGTATGATTTACAAATGAATACTTCTGATTTATTTGTACCAGAGTTTCCAGATGATGCTATAGCAGTAATGCAAAAGTATACAGAACAGATGATGAAACTGTGTAAGAAAAAACCTGTATTCTATGTGATTGCTGAACCTGATAAATTCCGTAAAGCATATGAGAAAAGAGATCCTATTTTATTAGTACAAAGTCCATTTGGATTTTACTGGCAGATTTTAGGAGCATGGGATAAAGAAATGCTATTATTATCTGAACTATAAACTTATTAGGTTGATTGGAATAGCGTACTTTTAACTGTAGAAAGGGCAGTACGTGATCGGTTAGAAATGCCAGTCGTAAAAGCAGATGTCCACGCACCCATCTTCTGCTTTCCTAAAAAATATTAAAACATAAAACTATGAAACAAGAAGTTTACACAGATTATGAAAACATTAAAGAGTTTGCACCTGTAACTCAATCATCAGATGGAGAATATTACATGCACGACTGGGTATTTCATTTTAATCCGTACACTAGTTTATGGTGTGCTGTACCACGAGAATTGTATAATAAGTATTGGGATGATTCTCAACTAGAAGGTGTATTGCGTAGTAAAGACATTACTACGTTATTGTACTTATTGCATAGATCAAAGGGTGATATTAACGAGATTCATAAAATAACCTCAACTAAATAATTGGAAGCTAACATATTTATAGAAGTACCTACTTACGATGTTGATCATTGGACCGTCTCCACTTTTTATAGTAGAGAAGAGTTTAGAGATTTTTTACTATCTATATTCAAAGAACCAGGTGAGTATAACTTTGATGAGACTAGTTTAATCTTTAATGCAGAAGCTCGTAAGTTTCAAAAGCAAGGGTATTACTGTGCTGCTCCAGTAAAAAGTAAAGACTTTATAACATATTGGGACGACCAAAAGAACAAGTGTCGTAAAGGAGTTATTATAAAAAGTGAAAACGGTACATGGTATATAAGCAGAGACTACTACATGTGGTTAAACTTTTTACCTATTTACGATAAAGAAGAAAAGAGGTTTGACTTTGCTAAGGTGAGAGATGCACAATATCACATGGCTTTATATGAGCATCTTGCTGAACTGCATTGGCGGCACGCTATCATTCTAAAGAAACGTCAGATAGCATCTTCTTATTTTCACATGGCTAAGTTAATTAACCAATGGGTATTTGAAGAAGGATCTATTCTTAAAATTGGAGCTAGTCTTAAAGACTACATTAATGAGAAAGGATCATGGAAGTTTCTTAATGAATATCGTAACTTCTTAAATGAACACACTGCATGGTATAGACCGGCAGAACCTGATAAGGTGGGGGCGTGGAACCAGCAGATTAAAGTGAGAGTAAATAATCGTGATACATATAGAGGATTAAAAAGTACAATTAACTTATACTCTTTTGAGAAAGATCCTACACATGGTGTCGGTGGACCTGTAACATACTTCTTTCACGAGGAAGCAGGTATCGCACCTAAGATGAATGACACTTATGGATTCATGAAACCAGCCCTTAAGTCTGGTCATATTATTACAGGTCAGTTTATTGCAGCAGGATCAGTGGGTGATCTCGATCAGTGTGAACCCATGAAAGAGTATGTATACCATCCAGAAGAAAACGGGTTCTATGGAATAGAATCTAATCTTGTAGATAAAGATGGTACAACAGGTATTACAGGGTTGTTTATACCTGAACAATGGTCAATGCCTCCTTATATTGATCAGTATGGTAACTCTTTAGTAAAAGAAGCCTTAGAAGCCCTAGATAAAGAGTTTGAGAAGATGAAGAAGGATCTTGATCCAGGAGCTTACCAGCTTACGATTTCACAGCATCCTAGGACCCTAGAAGAGGCTTTTGCTACACGTAAGGTGAGTGTGTTCCCTCCGCATCTTGTGGCTAAACAAATGCAGCGTATTCAAGATAAAGAATATCCTGTAGAATACTTAGAACTTTCTAGAAACGCAGAAGGTAAAATCATAGACAAACCGTCTAGGAAGATTCCTATTATGGAGTTTCCTATATCTAAAAAGACAGAAGATAAAGAAGGTGTCATCTGTATTTACGAAAGACCTTGTAAAGATCCTCAGTTTGGCACATACTATGCTTCTGTGGATCCAGTAGGTGAAGGTAAAACTACTACATCGGAATCCCTATGTTCTATATACATATACAAGAATCCTGTAGAAGTAATAAAAGACTCTGGTGGAGGAGTGGTAGAAAGTAGTATTGAACGGGATGGTATAGTGGCATCTTGGTGTGGTCGTTTTGACGATCTTACTAAAACCCATGAGCGTTTAGAAATACTTATAGAGTGGTACAACGCCTGGACAATAGTGGAGAATAACGTAGCTTTGTTTATACAATACATGATTTCTAAACGTAAGCAACGTTACTTAGTACCTAAAGACATGATCTTATTCTTAAAAGACATTGGTGCCAACCGTAACGTATTCCAAGAATATGGCTGGAAGAACGTAGGTACGCTTTTTAAGGGTAACATCCTATCTTACGGTATTGAGTATACAAAAGAAGAGCTAGATCATGAGACAAAAGAAAACGGGGATATTGTAAAAACCATATACGGTATTGAAAGAATCCCTGACATTATGCTTTTACGAGAGATGCAAGCTTACAGAGATGGACTAAACGTGGATAGATTGGTAGCCTTTTGTGCTCTTATAGCCTTTGCAAAGGTGCAACAATCTAACCGTGGCTTCTCTAAACGTGTAGAAGTTACAAAAGAAAACTTGGATAACTCCCAGAAATTTAGTAAATTAAATTGGAGCCCCTTTAGACATCTGGGTAATTCTAGGGGTAGTGACGGTACAAATATGAGACCGCCACGTAGTCCTTTTAAAAATATGAGATAAAATATGGAAACTCTAGACTTACATGCCCAAAAAGTAACAGTTCTTTCTAGGTTGATTAAAGAAAGCTCCCTCACCCTAGAGGAAGCTTTGCTGCTTTTAAAGGAAGAAGAAAAACCCACATTAACTTTTGGAACTACCAATGGAAGTAGTAGTTTTCCTGTTTATCCGTCATCGGGTATATGGAGTACTTCCACTGCACCATATATGCCATCATTTATATCAACTACTGGTGGAACTATTACTAATACAATTGCTGATGATTCAGCAAACCTAAATAACTAAATATCATGCAGATATATTCAGCAATGGATCTGAAGGCCGGGAAAAAGGCGGAGTATAACAAGATGGGTACTCTTACCCAGCCTATTCAATTTTTACCCGAGAAAGAGAAAGATGATGAGTGGAGAGCCTGGAATCTAGACTGGCTTGAGTGGCAAGGTATGAAGCAGCTTAGACGCAATGCTCGTAGGCTTATGAAGAACTACAAGCTTGCTAAGGGTATTATTGACAAAACAGATTATATCGTTGAAGAAGATAACGAAATGGCTGATCTTATTGATCAGTTAACTAAAGAAGATCAATCTGCATTAGAGCTTAAGTTCTATCCTATTATCCCTAACGTTGTAAACGTATTATGTAATGAGTTTTCTAAAAGAAGCTCACGTATTATGTTTAAGGCTGTAGATGATATTTCTTACAATGAGCTTTTAGAAGAGAAGCGTAAAATGCTTGAGGATGTCCTTTTACAGGATGCTCAGCAAAAGATGATGATGGAGATTATGAATCAGGGCTTAGATCTTGAAGATGAAGAAGTTCAGAAACAAGTTCAAGAGCAGACTTCTCCAGATAACTTAAAGAAACTTCCTGAGATTGAAAGCTTTTTCCGTAAAGATTACAGATCTATGATTGAAGAGTGGGCTACCCACCAGATGTCAGTAGATGAAGAAAGGTTTAAACTTCAAGAGTTAGAAGAACGTGCATTTCGCGATATGTTAATTACAGATCGTGAGTTCTGGCATTTTAACATGATGGAAGATGACTATGAGTTAGAGTTGTGGAATCCACTTCTTACATTCTACCATAAATCTCCAGATGTACGTTATATCTCTCAGGGTAACTGGGTAGGTAAAATGGATATGATGTCTGTATCAGACGTTATTGATAAGTTTGGTTGGATGATGAACCAGGAACAAATGGAAGCTTTAGAAGCTATCTATCCTGTAAGATCTGCCGGCTATGCTGTACAAGGATACCAAAATGACGGTACATACTATGATCCTACAAGAAGTCATGAGTGGAATACTCAGATGCCATCTCTTGCATACAGACAATTTACATCTGTATACGATACAAAGTTTGGTACAGGTGACATTGTAGAATGGATCTTATCAGATTCAGAAGATACTATTGACTTTGGTAAGAGTCACTTACTACGTGTATCTCAGATTTATTGGAAGTCTCAACGTAAAGTGGGGCACTTAACTAAGATTACAGAAGAAGGAGAAATCTTACAAGACATTGTAACTGAATCATTTAAAGTGTCTGATAAGCCTCAGTATAACACTGCATTGTATAAACAAAAGACTAAAGATAACTTAATCTTTGGTGAACATATAGATTGGATTTGGATTAACGAGACTTGGGGTGGTATTAAGATTGGACCTAACCGTCCGGCATTCTGGGGACATAATAACCCAGGTGGCATTAACCCAATCTACTTAGGACTTAATGGTGGTAAACCAGGACGTCTTCCTTTCCAATTCAAAGGGGATGCTACACTTTATGGGTGTAAACTTCCAGTGGAAGGTTGTGTATTTGGAGATAGAAATACTAGGAGTACTTCATTGGTTGATCTAATGAAGCCCTACCAAATAGGCTATAATATTGTGAATAACCAGATCGCAGACATTTTAGTAGATGAGCTCGGCACGGTGATCATGCTAGACCAGAACTCTTTGCCACGTCACTCTATGGGAGAAGACTGGGGTAAAAATAATCTGGCTAAAGCCTATGTGGCTATGAAGAACTTCCAGATGTTACCGCTTGATACAAGCATAACTAACACTGAGAATGCTCTTAACTTCCAACATTATCAGGTGTTAAACCTAGAACAAACTAACCGTTTGTTATCTCGTATTCAATTAGCAGGTCACTTTAAGAACCAAGCTTTTGAAACTATTGGTCTTAACCCACAACGTATGGGTCAGGCTATTGCTCAACAACAAACTGCCACTGGTGTAGAACAAGCTATGAACGCTTCTTATGCACAGACAGAGCAGTATTTTATTCAGCACTCAGATAACTTAATGCCTCGCGTACATCAGCTTAGAACAGATCTTGCTCAGTATTATCATTCTAAAAAGCCTAGTGTACGTCTTCAATATATTACATCTAAGGATGAAAAAGTTCATTTTGAAATGAACGGTACAGAGCTTCTTATGAGAGATTTAAATATCTTCTGTACAACAAAGACTAATGCTCGTTCTGTAATGGAGCAACTTAAACAATTGGCTATCAATAACAATACTACTGGTGCATCTATCTACGATCTTGGTAATGTTATCAAGTCTGAGTCTATTGCTGAACTTACAGGTGTTCTTAAGAATGCTGAAGAAAAAGTACAAGCTCAGAAAGAAGCTGAAATGCAACAACAGCAGCAGATGCAACAAGAAATGCTTGAGTCTCAAGAACGTCAGAAACAAATGGATCTACAGTTTAGAACCGAACAAGCTGATCTGGATAGACAAACTCAGCTTACTGTAGCTGAGATTAGAGCAGCTGGATATGGTGCAGGTGTAGATATTAACCAGAACGAACAGTCTGATTATCAAGATGCTTTAGAAAAGATTCGTGGTGAGCAACGCTATCAAGATCAGATGAATCTTAAGCGTGAGTCTGAGATGAATAAAAAACTACAGACAGATCAGAAGCTTAGCATAGATCGTGAAAAGTTACAAACACAGAAACAAATAGCTGATAAACAACTTCAGATTGCTAAAGAAAATAAGAATAAGTACGATTCTGGGAAGAAAGCTAAATAATTATAGCTCTATTATCCATACCTTAGGTATATTTTTTTTAGGTAAAGTAAATTTTTAAAATTTAAAGTTGTATATTATTTATGTAGAGATACACAAAAAACCAAACATTTATGACTGATAATCAAACCAATGTACAAACTAGTGTACAGCAAGTTGATCTTGACATTGACAGTTGGTTAGGAGCTCCCGGTGCAGATAGCATTGTTACTCCTAGCACAGAAGACAAGAAGGATGTTAAACCTAACATTTTTAGTCAAAAAGCTCAAGATTTTAGTTTCTTAGATGACGATGATAATTCGTCTGATGATGAAACAGATGATAAAGATGGTGATGTTCCACGTGGAACAAAACCTGTAACAAAAGAAGAAACTGATGATCTTCTTAAAGATTTAGATGATGATGACACATCTGATTCTAAAGCAAAAGGAGGACGTCCTAAAACAGAAAAGTCTGGATTAGTAGAGTTTCTTAAAAAACGCATTGAGTCAAAGGAAATGTTTGCCTTTGATGACTATGATGAAACAAAACAATCTCTTGATGATTACTTAGGTACATTAGGAGAGAAAGATGTTGAAGAGTTGTGGCAAGCTAACTTGGATAACTTAAAACAAGAAGTAGCAGCTAAGACTCCTCAAGAGTTCTTTGAGTCTTTACCAGACGAGTTGCAATATGCAGCTAAGTATGTAGCAGATGGCGGACAAGATCTTAAAGGTCTTTTCCAAGCTTTGGCTCAGGTAGAACAAGTTCGTGAAATGGACCCTACTGATGAAAATGACCAAGAAGGTATTGTAAGATCTTATTTACAAGCCACTGGTTTTGGTACAGCAGATGAAATTGAAGAAGAAGTTTCTACTTGGAGAGAAATTGGAGCTTTAGAAAAGAAAGCTAAACAGTTTAAACCAAAGTTAGACCAAATGCAAGAAGAGTTTGTTCAAGCTACAATTGCAGAACAAGAAGCTAGAAAGGAACAGCAAGAACAAGCTGCCCAAGCTTACATGCAAAATGTATTTGAAGCTCTTCGTCCAGCTGAGATTAATGGTCTTAAGCTAGATAAAAAGACTCAAGCTCAGTTATATAGTGGGTTGGTTCAGCCTCAATACCCATCTATCAGTGGACGTCCAACAAACTTGTTGGGTCATCTTTTAGAGAAGTATCAGTTTGTAGAACCTAACTACCCATTGATTGCTGAAGCTCTTTGGTTACTTTCTAACCCTGATGAGTATCGCTCAAGCCTTACTAAGCAAGGAAAGAACCAAGCAGTAGAACAAACAGTACGACAACTTAAGACTGAACAGTCTCGTAAGAACGTTAGTACATTCCAAGAAGAAGAAGAGACTAGATCTAGAAAAATATCTAGACCTCAAAATATTTTTAAACGTTAAATAATTTATTAACCCTTAAATTTTAAAGCCTTATGGCAACTCCAGTTTTGAACAATGGTATATTTCTACGAGATACCAGCTATGCAACTAGCTCACACGTAGACTCCTACCACCTTTCAAACCTTCTTAAGAGTGCAGAACCTACTGATTTAGGTCCTGTAGATTTATGGGCAATGGCTCAAAAGGTAGAAATGCCTTTGTACCAGATGTCTAGCTTTGGAGGAAAGAACGTTATCTCTGTAGATAACGCACGTGGTGAGTACAAATGGCAGATCCCAGTAACTCAGGATCTACCTTACATTACAGAAGATGTAGAATCCGCTAATGCTACAAAAGGCATTGACGGACAGAGTTTCAAAATTAAAGTAAACAAGCGTTCTTTTGGACATGGTGATATCATCACTTATGACAAATACAACGGTGTTGAAATGTACATCACTGCTGACGATATCATCCCAGCTGGTGACGGTTTCATTTACACAGTTCAGCTTGTAAACAATGACAACGCTAAGTTCTTGGATAACAAGTACTTAAAAGTTGGTACTAAGGTGTTCCGTAAAGGTTCTGCTCGTGGTGAATACGGTGAGCGTTTCTCTGATATCGGTAACATCAGTGCAGGTTTCCGTGAATTCTACAACTATGTAGGTGGTGCTGAAGCTCACGTTCACTATTCTGTTAGCTCTCGTGCTGACTTAATGATGAAAGGTGGTTTAAAAGCTGATGGTACAGTTCCTGTAGTTGAGCTTTGGAGAAACTTTGACAAGAGCGTAGATCCTTCTATTTCTAACTTAGAAGACATGGCTTCTAAAATGGGTAAAGATTATGTAAAGAAAGCTTACCAATCTGGTCAGTTAACTCGTACATTCTTAACTACTATGGAAGCAGCTCATTTGAGTAAGATTGCTAACGACATCGAAACTTACCTTATGTGGGGTCAAGGTGGTAAAGTTAAGCAAGATGGTCCAGATGATATTCGTCTATCAGTTGGTCTTTGGAAGCAGTTAGATAACTCTTACAAGCGTATTTACAACAAAGGTAGTTTCAACTTGGATCTATTCAAGTCTGAGATCTTCAACTTCTTCAATGGTAAAGTTGAGTTCCAAGGACCAGATCCTAAGCGTAGCTTAGTTGTACAAACAGGTCTTGGTGGTATGAAACTTGTTAATGAAGCTATTAAGCGTGAGGCTATTAACTCTGGCTTAGTAATCAATGCTTCTGAAGTTGGTGCTATCACTGGCAAAGGTATGGATCTAAACTTTGGTTTTGCTTACACTCAATACGTTATTCCGTTCTTGGCTAACGTTAAGTTTGTATTGAACCCAGCGTTTGATAACATCCACACTAATGACATTGAGAACCCAATCATTGATGGTTTCCCATTAAGTTCTTATAATTTCATCATCTTTGATATCACTGAGAACACTAACGACAACATCTTCTTGTTGAAGTTATCTTGGGATAATCAATTGAAGTGGTTCTATCAAAACGGTACTATGGATTACATGGGTCGTACTCAAGGCTTCCAGTCTTCTGGAAACTTCAACGGCTACCGTGTGTTCATGACTCAAACAATGCCTGCTATCTGGGTTAAAGATCCTACGAAAGTATTGAAGATTGTTATGAGAAACCCTGTAACTGGTGGATCATTCTAAAAAATAGTATCTGAGGCAGGGGGTTAAAATCCCCTGCCAAATGATACACTCACACCACCCTGCGGATAGTATCCTCAGGCCACCTATTGTATGCGTACCATGAATGATCACATGGGGAGCTCGCAACTCCTAATAGGTTCTAAATATAAAAGGTTACATTTGTAACCAGTTATAATAAAAACCAAACAAACCAAAACATGAGTAGTGTAACTATTGTGGAGAAGTATCCACAGAACAAACGTTCAAGCATTGCAATCCGTCCATTCTTTGATCCTTTAGTGGATAACATGGGATTACAGAAATACGGATTAAGTCTTTTTGATGGAGCGTTCCACGAGGAACCAATTGCTTGTTTAGAAATCAACGGTATCAAAAGATACTTAACTGGTCTAAATGAGTTTTCTCCAGACATTAAAGATCTTCCTTTAGAAGAGCAAGAAGCTAAGATTAAACAAATCCGTGCTGTAGTAGCTCAACTAGAAAAAGAATTAGCTTCCAATGTGATTGATCCAACAGATGATCAGTTTTGGAATAAGGTTAAACTTCTTAAACCAGATAATAACGACTTCTGGGATAAGATTAAGATTAGATGCGGTAATGAACCTTTGTACTTAGAACCTGATAAAGATCCATATGATTTAATCAGATTATACGCTATAGATGCAGGTGGTTTTAGTATTGTTGCAAAGAGTCTTGATGACGCTCGTAGAATGCCAGTACCTCCTAAGTTTTATTTAGATAAGCTAGAAGAAACTGCTTCTATACAAACTGAAGTTAAGAAGCTTCGTAACAAAGCTCTTGCAGAACTTCAGAAACTATTTGATAAAAACCAAAACAAGCTCTTATATGTAGCTAAAGTTTTAGATGCAAATAGTGCTCAATATAAAAAGTCTACACCTAATGACGTTATCTATGACAACATGGATAAATACATTAACGGAGACTTGGTAGAAAAAGATAAGCGTAAAACCGCTCAGAGATTTTTAGATGCAGCTAATCTAGATATGGAAACATTAAAGATTAGATCTATTGTAAAAGATAGTAACTACTTTAAGTTCATTGCTCCAAAATCAGACGGCTTTATCTATCATATGCAAACAACTACTATGTTAGGTAGAACTCCTTCAGATGTAGTAGAATATTTAAAAAATCCTTTGAACGAGGAGATTTTAATAGACTTAACTAAAAAAGTTGAAAAGTACTGGATGCAGTAAAATAGTATATGAATAACAATCTCTTACAAATTAAGATAAAACAAAGGCTTAATAAACTAGCTAGCTTTGATTATGACAACATTGAATGTTGGATGATCCAAGAAGCTTTTAATAAAGCTCAGTTAGAATGGGTACGTAGACGTCTCCATGCTCTTAATCCGTCAAAAGAGGCTGCAGAACAGAGTGTTACAATTGTTGATGATGTACAAGTTCTTTTAACAGAAGTTCCTTTAGCGGGGACAGTAAAAGATAAGTATATTGAGTCAGCTAACATTCCTGCAAACTTTTTACACTTTGTAAGAGTTAGTGCTAACGCAAAAACTGATTGTTGTCCTAAAAGAGCTCTTTCTATATATCAAGCTGAAGAAGCTAACGTTGACATCCTTTTGGCTGACAACTTTAAGTCTCCAAGCTTTGACTGGTCAGAAACCTTTTGTACAATAGCTGCAGATAAACTAAAGCTGTATACAAACAATCAGTTTGATATTCAAGATATTAAGCTTACATATTATAGACTTCCAAGAGATGTTCAGTTTATAGGTTGTACAAATATATCTACAGGAGCTACATTTAGAGCAGATCAAACATGTGAACTTAAAGAAGACATATGTGAGATTTTAGCAGATGAAGCTGCAGCTATTTTAGCCGGTGATATAGAGTCTATGAATCAGTATCAAAGAGAAGTACAAAACGCTCAAAGAAATAGTTAATGATACAGAAATTACAAAGACCTGGACCGATGGGACCTTGTACAGAGACAGCAGCAATGTTGGCTCACGCTCAAGCTCTTACAACAAGTATGCACCAGTTGCATCTTAAAATAACTGGACCTGGTTCTTACTCAGCACACAAAGCTCTTAATGAGTTTTATGAGGCAATGCCTGATTTAGTAGATGCTGTAGCTGAACAGTATCAAGGAGCTCGTGAGAAGCTTCTAGATTTTCCAGTAGTGCCTGCATATAAATGCGGGTCTGTACAGGAAGCAATATCTCACATGAAAGACTTATATAACGAAGTGGTGCAGTTACAAAAGATTATGACCTTTTCAGAAGTAACAAACCAACTAGATGAGGTGAAGAGTTTGATTTCTGCAACCAAGTATAAGTTAATGTTCTTAAGTTAAATTTTTATTTATTTATTTATAACCCTTTAAATTAAAGCCCTATGTATTTTCCTAATGCATTCCGCAAGTCATTCTTGCCTGCTAGCACTACGCTTGCTAGCTCTGGTGGTACTGATGCTTTAACTGCTGGTCAAATTGGTTTCTTTGATGCCAAGACTTTCCAAGTAGTTTCTGCTCAAGCCGCTCCATTTATTATGGCTCAAGGTAGTTACTTTGCTACTGACAAAATTGGCCCTGTTCACGGTGGTTACAAAGAGTCTGTTAAGTCTAAAGTAATTAACCCTAAGTACATCAGCCGTGTTATTAAAGTAACTTCTGATGCTGCTAAGAATCAAATCGTTAAAGTAGAAGCTAATGCTTGTGCAGGTCTTGCTTGTGACAGCACTATCCGTCTACGTCTTGACGTTAAAGGTTCTCCTGCTCTCCGTTTCTTGAACCACCAATTGTACAAAACATTGGATGCTTACACAGGATGCTGTGATGCAAACAAAGCTGCAATTGACCACACTGTGGCTCTTTTGAAATGGGCTGATCAGATCAACGAAGCTCCTTTGTTAAAAGATTTCGTACAAGCTAAAGTATGGTTAGAAACTACAGCTTCTGTAGCTATTGACCCTACTGTAGGTTTAGCAACTATTGCTGTAGCAAATGCTGATGCAGCGTTGTTCCAAGTAGGTGAAAAAGTAGTTCATGCTTCTTTAGCTCCTAACAGCTTAGTTTTATTAGTTGGTGCTGCTGATTCAGCTAGCTCTGGTAATACAACAATTACCCTTACTCAAAATGCAGTAAGCTCAACTAATGGTAACGCAGCTATCTTTAGTGCACAAACTACTGCTGGTTACACTCCTGCTACTTCTAGCTTAGGATCTGTAAACTCTCATTTAGACATCGTTGCTGCTTATGTAGACACTAAGTTTGGTAACTGTACTTTCACTCCTACTGACAAGTATGATTTAGAGCCTTTGTTTATCTACGCTTCTGTAGTAGACGAGTCTGGTGAGCCTTGTAAAGTAGAGTGTATTTCTGTATCAGAAACACAAGCTCCTAAGCAAGCTTCAGGTTCAGGTGAAACTGTACTTCGTGAGTTGATCTTAGATGGTCGTTACTTACAAAACGCATATCCTGATAGTTCTCGTGTAGAGCATTTACGTATGCGTGAGATCGAAGCTGATCCAGCTTTGGCAACTGTTAACCGTAACGGTTTGTATGATCAAGTATTGATCTTACACAACGTTCCACGTTTTAACAACCCTACTAGTACTTTTGATAATGATCAGTATTTGATCGTAGTTCACGTACCTGCTGGTACTGCAACAACTACAATCACTAACTTCATTACAGCTAGTGCAAGTGCGGCTGGTAATGCAGTATCTCTAGAGACTGTATAAGGATATTAAGAATATCTAAACATTAAGGGAGAGGACACATGTCCCTCCCTTTTTGTTTTTTGGACATGTCCCAAAAAATTAGTATATTATTATTGAGAACTTGTATTCTCCAATCTATATAAATATTTAAAGTTTATCATAATGGCAAGCAAACATCAGCTAAGTTTAGAGCTGCCTGATACCAATAATATCAAGGTATTACGTCTATTTGATACTAGTGCATATGCAGAAAATCTTACAATTGATTGCAGTACACTACGTATTACTGCTCCTGGTTTTAATTTACCGGTAGCTATTGACGTGCTCCCACACTTTAATATTGTTCTAAACGCATGTAGTTTAGGACTTCAAAGAACCTCTTGTGCAGAGGCTTCTCAACCTATTCCAGATGGTATTTATGTAATTAACTATTCAGTATCCCCAAATACAAACGTATTTGTTGAATATAATCATTTACGGACAACACAAACAACTAATAAATATTTTAACTTGCTTTCTGATTTAGAGATGTCAGCCTGTGAACCAGCTGCTGATATAAAAGAAAAGTTAGAAGAACTTAGATTAATTAAAAGTTTTATAGATGCTGCTAAAGCTAAAGTGGAGTATGGACATGAGCCTGAGGCAGGTATGAACCTTTTGATGTATGCTCAGAAAAAGCTTAATAAGTACGCTACTGAGTGTGCTTGTTAATATATACATAAAAACCAACATATATGAGAACTTGTACAAATTGTGGCAACACCATAACTTGTGGTTGCCAAGACAGAATTGCCTCAGATGGTAAAAAAGTTTGTAGTAACTGTCTTGCTATCTATGAACAACAAATTAAAGATGAAGCTTTAAGAGCTTCTAAATCTGATTCAAATGAGAACCCTGCTTCCTAAAAAAGAGAAATACCTTAAAGAATTTGCTGAATCTTATAACAAGATTTACAGACAGATGCGTTATGGTATTGCTAGTTGTAAATCTGGTGTAGATGAAGATCTTGCTTGGATAAGAAAACAGATTGTTGATTGGCAGTCTACAGCTGATGAAGATGCTTTATGTAAAGCTAATGTTAATTATACAACATGGATGCCTCTAAGTTATAGAAATGACACATCTGTTCAATATGATCAAAGTGTAGATTTATGGGGAGCTGGTTATCTTAGAAGTAATATTCCTTCTGGTCCTTCACAATTTGGTGTAGGTTATAACTATGGAGATGGTACAAACAATATTATTGAAGTGAACACTGGAGGTTGTATAACAAGAATTAACTTGAACCCGGCTATTAACTTTAATCAGAATAGTTCATTTGAGTTTACGCAGCAAACACCTGCCACTGTATGGAACATTGTACACCGTATGGGATTAAAACCAAATGTTACTACTGAAGATTTATTAGGTGTTGACATACAAGGTGTTATTGAGTATGTAGATAACAACACTGTTAAAATTACATTTAACCAAGCCGTAGCAGGTAAAGCATACTTATCATAATGGCAGTACAGAAGATATACGTAGATTATGATTTTAACAAAAATCAGATTCTTAATACTAAGTTACAACCTGTAACTACTGTAGAAAGAACTGCTTTAGCTTCTGGATATAACTCTAGTGATGCTGGTATTATTGTATATGATACAACATTACATTTACTATACGCTTGGGATGGTAATCAGTGGGATCAGATGGCTATTTCTCAAGAACAGATTACTGAGATTGAGGAGGCTTTTAATAAAACAGTAGTAGCAATTGATGTTACTTCTGATACACAAAATAGAACTATAACTCTTACATATAGAGATAACCTTTCTATACAAGATACTTATAAGTTTTCTCATATTCATAACCAAACCGTGTCAAGTTCCACGTGGAGCATTACACACAACTTAAATAAATATCCATCTGTTTCTGTAGTAGATTCTAGTAACGAAGAAGTAATTGGAGAAGTAGAGTATATTAATTCTAATTCATTAACAGTAAAGTTTTCTGCACCATTTAGTGGGAAAGCATTTTTGAACTAATTGTAAAATATATATACCATGTCTAAAAAGTTTTTAACCAATCTGGACCTCACACAAAACCAGATTTTAAACGTAGCGGTTCACAACAAAGTTGGTCCACCGGCTAATCCAGTAGTTGGTCAAATCTATTTTGACACTACTCCTTCAGTATTAAGAATGTTCTTCTGGGACGGAACCCAATGGGTTGACATGTCTGGAGACATCCAAGATGTTCTTGGTGGTAGCGGTTTAACAGCCTCTACATCAGCTAATGGTGATGTAATCACGTTAGATGTAAATGTAGATAATGCTACAATTGAAATTAATGCAGATAGTCTAAGAGTAAAAGACTTAGGTATCGTTACAGGTAAACTTGCTAACTCTGCAGTTACCACTGTAAAGATTAACGCTAATGCAGTAACTTTTGATAAGTTACAACAGATTGCTAATCTAACAGTAATTGGTAACGTATCTGGAGCTACAGCTAATCCTGCAGAAGTTACCATTATCACAGATATGGCTAACTCTAGTTCTTCTACATTAGCTACATCTACAGCAATCAAAACATACATTGATGCTAACGTAGGTAGTCTAGGTAATTTAGAAGGAGCATGGGATGCATCTAGTGGTTCTTTCCCTGTAGGATCTAGTCCAGTTGCTGGCACTAAAGCTGGTGATTACTGGTATGTATCTGTAGCAGGAACAACAGGTGGTGTAGCATTTAATGTTGGTGACGTAGTTGTTGCTAAAGTTAATAATGCATCTACTTCTTCAGCAGCTGACTGGATTCAATTAGAAGTTAACCGTGATCAAGCTACAACAACTGTACTAGGTTTAGTATTTCTTGCTACAAACGCAGAAACTCAAACAGGTACAGATTCTAATAAAGCAGTAACTCCTGCTAGTTTATCTGCTCGTACAGCTACAGAAACTCGTACAGGTATTGCAGAGATTGCAACTGATGCTGAGTTAACAACAGGTACAGACGATACACGTATTGTTACTCCTCTTAAATTAAAGACCTATTTAGATAACAGAACTGGTGGTTATGCCGCAAACATTGGTGGAGCTGGCACTTCTTATGCCGTTACACATGGACTAAACACTATTGATGTAATCGTGATGATTAAAGATAATACAACCTTAGAAGAAGTAATCACTGATGTGGTTATTACAGATGCTAACACAGTAACTGTAAGTTTTGCCGTAGCTCCTTCAGCTAATGCATATCGTGTAATCATCAAGAAATAATAACATATCTGAATGAAATTTCTATCTGACATACTAGCTAAAGCTGGTCTGACAGTAGATGGTGTAGTTACACTTAACAATACTGCTACTGGTCAGACCCCCGATGCTAATGATAATTCTACAAAATTAGCTACCACAGCGTGGGTTAGAACTTTCGTTCAACCCTATAGTTTACCTATAGCATCAGCTAGTGTACTAGGTGGTATAAAAGTAGGTAGTGGTTTATCTATTAACTCTGGTACAGGAGTATTGTCAGTAACTGGGGCAAGTGCTGCATCTATTAAGTCTACTCAAACTTTTGTTGTAACAGAAGGACAAACAGTATTTACTGTAACAGGTGGTTATACACCTGGACTTATGGATATATTTGTAAACGGTGTTTACTTATCTCCTAATCAGACTACAGCTACTAATGGTACAACATTTACAATCAATGATCCGGCTGCTACTGGAGACATTGTAGATATTATTGTATCTAGTGCTATTTTTGAAGGATCAGCAACTACAACAGATCAGCTACCAGAAGGTGTAGTAAATCTTTACTATACAAATGCTCGTGCAAGAGCAGCTATCACTTTAACCACAACTGGTGTATCAGGAGCTGCTACATATAACAGCAGCACTGGAGTATTTAATATTCCTAACTATCAGGGATTAGTTCCTGCTGGTGGAGTGGCAGGTGATATCTTAGCTAAAGTTTCAGGAACAAACTATGATGTAACTTGGATTCCTAACTATACATCACAAGTACAACATATTGTAAAAGCAGGTGTAGCTGTAACAAAAGGTCAAGCAGTTTACGTATCATCAGCGGATGGTACTAATATGATTGTATCTAAAGCATCTAATGCTTCTGAACAAACTTCTAGTAAAACATTAGGACTTGTTGCTCAAGACTTAGCTATAAATGGTCAAGGCTTTGTTGTAACAGAAGGATTACTAGCAGGATTAAATACTAGTACGGCTAACGCAGGTGATCCTGTATGGTTAGGTACAGATGGTAATTTAATCTTTGGTTTACTTAATAAACCAACTGCTCCAGCTCACTTAGTATTTATTGGTGTTGTAACAAGAGTACAACAAAATAACGGTGAGATTTTTGTAAAAGTACAGAACGGTTTTGAGCTAGATGAATTGCATGATTTATCTGTAAAGAATGCATCTGATGGCGACATGATTAAGTATGTAGCATCAACTGGTCTATGGACTAAGATTGCTGCTACAACAACTAACATTACAGAAGGTACAAACTTATATTATACTCAGGCACGTTTTGATACAGCTTTTGCGGCTAAGTCTACAACTAATCTTACTGAAGGTACAAATCTTTATTATACAGACACACGTGTAGGAACTTACTTAACTGCTAACTCTTACGCAACTCAGTCATATGTATCCACTCAAATTAATAATCTAGTATCAGGAGCTCCTGGTCTACTAGATACATTAGATGAGTTAGCTGCAGCATTAGGAGACGATCCTAACTTTGCTACAACAGTATCTACTGCTCTTAGTAATAGATTAAGAATAGATATTGGTACACAAGGATTAACAAGTACACAACAAGGATATGGTAGAACAAACTTAGGACTAGGTTCTTTGGCTACTTTATCTTCTGTAGCAAATGCTCAGATAACAGATGTAGCATGGTCTAAGATAACTGGCACACCAACTACTATATCAGGATACGGTATTACAGATAGCTTAGTATATACTACTAGTACATACTCTAATCCTTCTTGGATTACAGCTTTAGCATGGTCTAAAATTACAGGTGCTCCAGCATTTATTACGGGCATCAATAGCTCAATGGTTACTACTGCTCTAGGATATACTCCTTATGATGCTACCAATCCTAGCGGATATGTAACATCATCTAATTGGGCTGTACTCACTGGGGCAACTAATTATAATACAGATAGAACTACTAAAGTAAGTAATGGACTTGCTATATACAGTGCTTATTATGGAGGATCTAATGCTCCAACTACTTATGATATATCTGCTCAATATGTTCTTGGTGGTAAAGGAATGGAAATGGCAGCTTCTTGGCATTCACCAAGTGCAACAATGTACTTTAGAACTTTAAGAGATTGTTGTGATAACTGGTCTCCTTGGACTATAATGCTTTCTGCTCTTAATTATAATGATTACGCACCAACCAAAACAGGCACAGGAGCAAGTGGTAGTTGGGGTATATCTGTTACAGGTAGTGCAGGTTCTGTAGCATGGACTAATGTTACTAGCAGACCTACAGCTTTATCACAGTTTACAAATGATCTTGGTAATTATGGAGGTTGGATAACAGGTTATACTGAAACTGATACATTAGCATCAGTAGCTGCTAGAGGGGCTACATCAAATGTTTCTTTAAATATTAGAACTGGTATTAGTTTAATTAAAAGTGATGGAAGTACAACTGGAGGTCAATTATTTTATGATAGTTCTATTAATCAGTTGTATTTATGGAATAGTATAACTGGAGGATATTTTAGTATCTATACAAATGGAGGAGAAAGATTTAAAATAGCAGCTGATGGTACTACTACTAATAATGGACATCAAATTCTTCATGCTGGTAACTATACTTCTTACTCACCATCTTTAACAGGTTCAGGTGCATCTGGTACGTGGGGTATTAATATTTCAGGAACTGCTGCAGTTGCTAGTATAGCAACTGACTTAAATGCTGCTGATGGTACACAAATTAATTTTAATAATGTAACTAATACAGACTATAGTACTATGACATTCATGTCTCGTGCTTGGTCAGCTGTTCAAGGAGCTAATGGTTTAGCTTATAATTTTACAACACATAATAATGCTGGTGGTGGGGGATACGGAGCGTTGCAGATTTATTATGGAGAAGGTGGTTATGTTGCTGCTCCTACTAGCTTTAGGGCTCCTATTTTTTACGACTCTAATGATACAGGATATTACGGAGACTTTGCTAGTACTTCTAGAATGAATAATCTTGTTTTAGGAAGTTACTATCAACCTTCTTATACTGGTCAATTAATATTAGGTCATACAAGTTATAACTTTAATTTTGCAAATGGGTCTTGGTCAAGTAGTGTAACTGCTGGTATACTTGCTAACTGTGCAGATCAATGGGAATTTGCTATACATGATAGTGGGGATAGAGTAGCCTCTGCTTTCTTTTTTCAAGGATCTAGTACTAATAGAATATTAATGGGTAGAGACCTTGGTTGGGGTCCTACATATATTGAAGCTGCTTCTTCTTTTAGAGCTCCTATATTCTACGACTCTAATGATACATCATACTATGTAGACCCTAATAGCACGTCTAATTTATATAGACTTAATATGAATGAAAGAATTACTTTAGGTACATTCCCTAATTCAACAAGTAATTCTGGAGCAGCATGGATTGGAAGAGCAGCTGATAGAAACAATGGTACAATGACTGTTCAATTGGGAGGAGGTTCAGCAACTGATAGGAGATTTGAAGTAGTAGACTACGCTTGGTCTGTGGTGTTGTTTAACGTAAATTCAGATGGTAACGTATTTGCTAATTCGTCATTTCGAGCTCCGATATTCTATGATTCAGAAAATACAGCATATTATTTAGACCCTAATAGTGGGAGTGTTTTAAATAACCTTAGATTAAATGGTAGCCTATACATGGACATTTCTGCTGGTGGTAATAGTACAACTATATTCCTTACAGGAGATACTGCATCACACTATATCAAAGCTAACAGCTATTGGATTGACTTTGTAGGTAATGCAAATGAAATGTTTAGATGGTATAATAGTAGTTATAGTTACTATTCAATGACTCTTAACGGGTCTAATAACTTATTTGTAAGAGGCGATATATATGTTAATGGTAACGGGAATAGCACAGGTAGTGCTGTTATACATGCTGGTAATATTGGTTCTCAGGCAGTAAATCAATCGAACTACTCAACAATGGATTACATCATGAGTGGTCGTAATTTCCCTGACGGCACGTTGATTCAAACAAGCATTAATTATCAGGTAACTTATGGTGAACCTTTTGTACTCGAGATTAAAGGGAATGCTTATGGAAACGGTATGCCTATTGATATTCAAGTACAGGGTTATATTTATGCAGATACTATTATAAATATCGGTAGCTATTCAAACGGTAGTAATATATCAGGATTAAGAGCTATTAACTATAATGGCAACTTATGCTTCTGGTTCCCTAGTCAAGGTTATTGGCATGGATACACAGTAAAAGCATATACTGCTTATGATGGTCGTCAGATGAATAGGGTAACGTCTATTTCAAATTCTGGGCTGCCAACAACCGCAAAGCAAGTTGACTTTAATCCATCTCAATCATTGAGAACAGACAATGCTCCGTATGCAGCTAACATGAATCAGTATGTCAGGACATCTGACAGTGTTAGTTTTAGCCAAATAACAAATTCGGGAGCACTAGGAAGTAATTCAGGAAATGCTAGAAATCATTTTACACAATATAACTCTGGCACGACTACACCAGCAACAGGGTGGATAACTGCTGCATTTGGAGATGCAAGTAATAATAGAGTTGTTATAGGGCAATGGAATGGTAATACAGGAGCTATTATCGGTTCTCACACCGGTAGCCTTAATGATTGGGCTGGACTTAGTTATATAGCTACTAATCATTATTTCTATGCAAATGCCAACTATACTGGTACAGTAAGCATGCTAATAGATTCTAGCCATAATGTTACTGTACGTGGAGATGTAACAGCTTACTCTGATATAAGAGTTAAAGAAAACATTGTAACAGTAGATAACGCTTTACAAAAAACATTGTCTTTACGAGGTGTTTATTATAACCGTACTGATACTGCTGATAAGCGTAAAAAGATTGGAGTAATTGCTCAAGAGGTACAAACTGTAGCTCCAGAGTTAGTAACTCGTATGGAAGATGATATGTTAAACGTGTCCTATGGGAATATGGCTGGTCTTTTTATCGAAGCTATCAAAGAACAACAGTTACAAATAGAATCTCAGAAGAGTGAGATAGAAGAACTTAAAGATTTAGTAAAACAACTTATAAATAGATAATAGTAGGTTATGAACAAACAAAGGAAGACCTCCCATATACTTAATGTATTTCAGTATGATGCAGACGGTCATGTGGTATTACCGGCTAGTCTTGCTTTAGGCATAGCTCCTACTGGTGAAGATAATAGTGGAAAGGTACCAACGACTGCATGGGTAAGATCTATTGTAGGTGGTGCTGTAACTGCTTATGCACCTACTAGTAGAACTATTACTATCAACGGAACTTCTTACGATCTTTCTTCTAACCGTGCTTGGTCTATTGATACAGGTGTAATGACAGCTAGTGCTGGTTTAGGTATATCTGTAAGTGTAGTTAATCAAAACCTTAACATTGTTAATACTGGTATACTTACTGCTAGTTCAGGAGCCGGTATTAGTTTAAGTGTTGTAAACCAAAACTTAAATGTTGTAAACACAGGTATATTAACAGCCTCAGCTGGATTAGGTATTAGCCTTAGCGTTGTTAATCAGAATCTTAATGTAATAAATACTGGTATACTAACAGCGTCTGCCGGATCTGGCATCAGTCTTTCAGTAGTTGATCAGAACCTAAACGTTATTAATACAGGTGTACTAACTGCTTCAGCAGGTGCTGGGATCAGTTTATCTATTGTAGGAGGAAACCTAAATGTAGTTAATACTATTACTAACAACAACCAGCTTACTAACGGAGCTGGATATATCACATCATCTGCTTTAACTGGGTATGCTACAGAAACGTATGTAGGTACAGCTATTTCTAATTTAGTAGACGCAGCTCCAGGAACTCTTGATACACTCAACGAACTTGCGGCAGCTCTTGGTGATGATCCTAATTTTGCCACAACTGTAGCTACATCTATTGGTACTAAACAAGCTCAGCTTAATGGTACGGGCTTTGTAAAGGTAAGTGGTACCACTGTATCATATGATAACAGTACATATTTAACTACGTCTAGTGCTGCATCAACTTATGTATCACTATCTGGTTCTTATGCTAACCCTGCTTGGATTACCAGTTTAGGATGGGGTAAGATTACTAGTACACCTACAACTATATCTGGCTACGGTATAACAAACGCTTATACAGATGCACAGATCCAAAACTTTTTTAACGGAGCTAATGCTATTACAGGTTATAATAAGTCTAACTGGGATACTGCATATGGATGGGGTAACCACGCAAGTGGTGGCTATTTAACAGGTATCACATCTACTCAAGTAACTAATGCTTTAGGCTATACACCGTATAATAGTACAAACCCTTCTGGTTATATTACATCTTCTGGATCTATATCTGGAAATGCAGCTACTGCAACTACAGCTACTAATTTTAATAATGGCTATGCTTATTCTTCAGGTAGTACTGTATATGTTGATACATTGGAAAGTATTAATACAAATGATTGGCTAGAACTTGTTTACTATGGTGGTGTGGGAGTAAGAATAGGAACTGGTGTAAATGGAAGTAAAGCATTATATGCAGGTTCTTTATATGATGCTGGAAATAGAGTGTATTCTGCTGGAAATCCACAAGTTAATATTTCAGGTAATGCAGCAACAGCTACTAACGTTGCATGGACTGGTGTTACAGGAAGACCTACAGCATTATCATCTTTTACAAATGATTTAGGAAACTATGGTGGTTGGATAACAGGATACACCGAAACTGATACATTAGCTTCTGTTACTTCACGTGGATCTAGTACAACGGGTGCTATAAATGTTAATGGTGATTTAGGAGTTGGAAATGGAACCACTTCTATAAGTCAAGCTATTCGTTTAGGTGGTGGTAATGCGGCAGGTGGTAGATTATATTTTCAGTATGCTGGGGATAGTTCTTATATAGATAGTTATGGCGGACACGGAGGTGGTGAAAGATATAGAGATTTACAAATAGTAGCTAGAAATTTAAACTTAACATCATCTGGTGGTAATGTAAATATTAATGGTTCATTAGCATTACATGTTGGTAACTATGCTTCATATGCTTTACCACTTTCTGGCGGAACATTAAGTGGTGTACTTTATTTTACGGATACAACAAATGGTATTTATAAATCAGGAGCAAGATTAACTATACGTTCTGAGTCTGTTGATAATGTGGCAAACTTTGCTGACTATGGTATGTACCTTCCTAGATTAGGACAACAAGCTGGTTTATATGTAGAGAGCCCTATTGAAGCTAGAGGAGGTTTAAGAATAGGTTCTGGAGCTAGTAGTGGTACAATTAATGTTGGAGCGGATACGGCCGTTGTAGGAAGTCGATTGGTTCAGCGTGATGCTAACGGATATATATACGCTAACCATATAAACTTTAGTACTTCTGAAACTGAAAACTCAACAGTAAATAGTTTTATTACTTCAAATGGAGATGGTTGGTCAAGAAAGGCTTCTCTTCAACACGTGAGAAACCAATTAGGAAACTATGGTGGGTGGATAACAGGGTTATCTTTTGATGGATTAAGTAGTAAAACAGGTGGTACAGGAACTTACCAAACAAGTGGTGATTTTAGGGCACCAATATTCTACGATTCTAATGATACTACATACTATGGTGATTTTGCTGGGACATCATTATTTAATGTTGTTAGAATGGGAACTAATGCAAACCAAACATTTGCTCAACTAAATATTTCTCAAGGTGTAGGAGGTGCAACAACATATAGAGACATTGACTTAAAAGGCAGTTGGTCTGGTGGTGAAGGTCATGCAATTACAGCTACTCATGGTTCATCAGCTAGTAATATTGTAGGTCAGATGGTATTCCAACATGACTCTCCAGGTTCTAGAATTAAATGGGGTAGATTATACCATAGTGGCGATATGTCTACTTTTCCAATGCAGTTGATATCTGAGAATAGTAGTGGTAGTGCGTACTTAGAGATGAACACGGGTTCTATGCGTGCTCCTATATTCTATGACTCTAACGATACTACATATTACTTAGATCCTAATGCAGGTACATCTTTAAATATAGCTGGTAAAATAACTACAGCAGTATCTAATGGAACAATAATATCTCATGCATCAATGACTGATGCTTTAGGGTATAATAATAGTTATGGTACATATATTGGCTCTGTTGTAGGGGGTACATATTATATATATGGTAATGGTACTTTTTATGATAACGGAACAATAAGAAGTTTTATTCACTCTGGTAATATAGGTTCTCAGTCTGTAAGTTATGCTAGTAGCACTAACTTATTAAATACTTTAAGTAACTATGTATGGTCTGCTTCAACTTTACCTTCAGGATATAACGCAGGTATTCAAACATCTTTTGTATCTGCTAGTGAAGGATTTCCAAGTTATGGATCTGTTCTTACAAATAGAACATACACAGGAAGTCAAGGTGGAACTTTACAGTTATATACTCCTTACGGACCAGCATATGGTGGTACAAGATTAGGGTTTAGATCTGGAATATACGAAACTGGAGCGTGGTCAGGATGGAAGTATCTATTAAATGATTCTACAGATCCATATGCAGCTAACATGAACCAATATGTTAGAAGCACAGATGATGTTAATTTTAATACAGTTGGTATACCAGGAGCAAATAACACTCCTATAAACATAACAGGATCTGCTCACAAATATCTTACCATTAATCCTGGTAACGGATATGAAGCAATGGTTCGTTATATTGGTGGATCTGGTAGCAGTTGGTATGTAGGTAAAAGAACTAGTGGACAACTAATAGGTACTCAATCTTTTCATTTTTATTCAGAAGAGGCTGGTGCTACTGTTGGTGGAATAAATCCTAGTGGAGATATGATTGTTATAGGTTCTATGAGAGCTAATATCTTCTATGATCAACAAGATACAGGTTATTACCTAGACCCTAATGATACATCTAATCTTTATAGATTTACTGAATCTACCCTTAATAGACATAGTTTAAATTCTAGACAAGTTAACTCTCCTTGGGCTACTAGAGCTGCACAGGGAACTCTTTACCAAACTGGTGCAATGGGTTGGGGTCAATATGATTTAAATGTAATTGCTTCTAACTGGGGTTCTGGATTTTTTGATACCTGGTCATCACCTGCTAACGGCCCTGGTGCCTCTGGTCACTACGTTGGAATGCAAGCATTCCATTATAATAATTCTGACAGTGCTAAATTCCATGGTTGGCAAATGGCTTGTGCACAAGAGGCAGTTAACAGATGGTTTTGGAGAAGTGCTTGGGATGTACCTAGATCTTGGGTAGAAATGATACACTCAGGTAATATTGGTTCTCAATCAGTTAATAACTCAGCTCAATTAGATGGTTTTGGACGTTCTAATTTCTTGGGTTTTAATGGTAATTCATATTATCAAGCAAGTAGTTGGATTCAGTTAAATGGATGGCATGGTTTATACGCACCTTCTTGGAACGGAGCTCACTGGATGCCAAATAATGCTTCTACATATACTACGTGGAGAATAGCTGGTTCAAGATCTGGATATAGTGGTATATATGACGATTATAGTGCTGTAAATATGTTAATGTTTGATAGTGCTGGTAATGGTGGTGCTTACAGAGAAAATAATGGTAGATGGTATTGGTATCATCACTTAGGAAACAACTGTACAGCTATAGCTACTTCAACTACATCTAGTTCATATAGAGCTTATATTGGAGGATCATTATATGCAGAAGGAGATGTTGTAGCATATTCAGATGTTAGAAAGAAAACAGATATTATTACTATAGATAATGCTCTTGAAAAAGTTAATAAATTAAGAGGAGTATTTTATACAAGAATAGATGCTCCAGAACGTGGTCGTCAAACAGGTGTTATAGCTCAAGAAATTAATCAAGTATTACCAGAAGTTGTAACATATGCTGCTGATGTAGATGAATATGGTGTTTCATATGGTAATATAGTAGGTGTACTTATTGAAGCTATTAAAGAGCAACAAAAACAGATTGAAGAACTACAAAACAAATTAGATAATGTCTTATCAAGTAGATAGTTATGGTAATGCTTATTTTCCTGCAGGTGTATCTGTAGCTTCTATACCTGCTACTACTGGTACACAGAATAAAGTTCTTGTACCCGGGCCTGGAGGTAGGATATCATCTGCTTCTATAGCACAGCTTATCACACAGAGTGGTGGTAATCTTGTAAGTTCTGTATATGGTAGAACCGGTGCTGTAGTAGCCCGCCAGGGGGATTATAACACAGACTTAGTTACAGAAGGCCAGGCTTTATACTTTACAGATAGTAGAGCTAGAAAAGCTTTAAGTGTTACTACATTTAATACATCTGGTCCGGCTACTTATGATAGCACTACTGGTATAATCAATATACCACAGTATGGATCTGGTATTGTAGGAAACTATGTACCTGTAACAAGGACTATTACTATTAATGGGCAGACAGCTGATCTATCTGCTAATAGAATATTTAGTATAGACTCAATGGTTTACCCATCTGCTGGTATACCATTATCTAACGGAATATCATGGGGAACTAGTATAGTTAATAACTCAGCCAATTGGAACACAGCCTTTGGTTGGGGAGATCATTCTGTAGAAGGATACTTAACATCTTTTACTGAAACAGATCCTACAGTGGCTAGTCATATTAAAGCTATCACCACTACAAACATTACTAACTGGAACAGTGCTTACTCTTGGGGTAATCATGCATTAGCCGGTTATCTCACTTCTTTTACAGAAACTGATCCTATCTGGACTTCAGAAAAAATAAACTACTACACAAAGTTACAAGCGGATGCTAGATATTTGCAGTCGTACACAGAAACAGATCCTGTGTGGACTTCAGAGAAGGTTAATTATTATACTAAAACTGCAGCTGACGCAAGATACTTGCAATCATATACAGAGACTGATCCAGTATGGACGTCTGAAAAAGCTAACTATGCTTTAAAAACATATGTAGATACAAGTATTTCTAACTTGGTAGATAGTGCACCAGGTACGCTTGACACTCTTAATGAGTTAGCAGCTGCGTTAGGAGATGATGCTAACTTTAGTACAACAATTACTACGTTAATTGGTACTAAAGAACCAGCTATTACAGCAGGAACTACTGCTCAGTATTGGAGAGGTGATAAGACCTGGCAAACACTTCCTGTATACACACTAAGTGGATTAGGTGGTGTACCTACTACTCGTACATTAACTATTAATGGTACTAGTTATGACTTATCAGCAGATAGATCTTGGAGTATTACTTCTATGATATATCCATCAGCTGGGATTGCCGTATCTACAGGGTCTGCTTGGGGAACAAGCATAACAGATAATTCATCTAATTGGAACACAGCTTATTCATGGGGAAACCATGCTTCTGCAGGATACCTTACAGCATCTAGTGCTGCTAGTACATATTTGACTATTTCAAATGCATCAAGTACTTATCTAAGTCAATCTAGTGCTAACAGTATTTACTTAAATAAAACAGATGCTGCCAGTACATACTTAAGCCAGTCAAGTGCTAATACAATATACCTCAATAAAACAGATGCGGCAAGTACTTACTTGTCACAATCATCTGCGGCTAGCCTATACTTATCTATTACTAATGCTTCTTCTACATATTTAAGTCAGTCAAGTGCAGCTTTAACATACGTAAGTCTTTCTGGATCTTATAGCAATCCTTCTTGGGTTACATCTTTGGCTTGGAGTAAGATAACAGGAGCTCCTGCTTTTATTACAAGTTATACAGAAACCGACACACTTTCTAGCGTTACTTCTAGAGGAGCATCAACTTCTACAGCTGTTACATTTAGTGGAGGTGCTAGTATTTCTAGCTTACTTATAAATGGAGCTACTGCTTGGACTGAAGGAAGTTTAGCTTTAGGAGCTCATAGTGCAGATGAAGGTGGTCAGTTAGTATTAAATAAAGCTACATCTTATACTTATGCTGCACACATTGATGTATGGCATGATGTATTAAGATTTTTATATGGAACAAACACTGCTACAAGTGGTGTAGCCATGTCTTTAAATTTATCTACTAAACAGTTAATATTACCTCAATATACCACATCATCTACCTTTACTGGAACAGCAGCTGGTGTATTAGCATTTGACTCTTCTGGTAACATTCTTACAATAGCAGTTCCAGGTGGAGCTGTAAGTTCTGTAAATGCAGGTACAGGTGTATCAGTAAACTCTAATACTGGAGCAGTAACCGTATCAATTGGTCAGTCTGTAGCTACATCAGCTAGTCCTACATTTAATCAAATCATCACTACAAATAATGGTGGTAGTAACAACGTAAAACTTGGTGATGATGCTTGGATTGGTGACACTAACGTATCTAATACAGTAGGTATAGTAGGAATACAAAATAGTGATAGAGCTTATATATCTTTTGGATCTGATAATACAGTAACATTAGGAAGAATTGGTACAGGTGCTTTAACTTGGGGAGGAAATAATATATGGCACGCTGGTAACTTAACTAACTTGAACCAGCTTATTAACGGTCCAGGATATATTACAGGATATACAGAAACTTCTACTCTTGCTAATGTAACAGCTCGTGGAGCTAGTACTTCAACAAGAACAACTTTTGTTGAAGTAGGTGTTACTAAAGCTGGTTCTGATAGTGTAGCAGTAGGTCCTTGGTTTAGATGGACTAATGTAGCTGAGGATAGACAAATGTTAACTCAGTTAAATGCTAGTAATGGTTTAACATGGTGGTCTTATAATGGAAGTGCTTGGGCATCTAGAATGATTTTACATCAAGGTGGGCAATTAGTTTTAAATAATGGTGTATCTAATGGTTCTGGTGAAGCATTAGTTATTGGTGGTTCAGGTGATGTTAGATTATCAGATGGAGCATCTATATTTTTTGGAGCATATGATTATGGGAACTCTACTTATATTAGAGCTTGGGATGATAGTAACTTAATGCGTTTTTATATTAATGGAACTAATTCAGTTACGTTTACATCTTCTGGTCTTTCTGCATCAGCTATTTCTGTAGGCAGTAGTGCTGTATGGCATCAAGGAAACCTTACAAATTTAAATCAGTTAAGTAACGGTCCCGGATATATAACATCATATAGTGAAACTGATACATTGTCATCAGTAACTGGAAGAGGTAACACTACAAGTAGTTCAATGGCTATAGGTAGTGGATCTATACCAAATGGTAGACTATATGTTAATAGTTCTACTTCTTTAGATGTTGTTGCAATACAAACAACCACTACAGGAGCTGCTTTAGTTATTGCTGATAATACTACACCTACATGGGCAAATGCTCCAAGAATAGTAGGTGTGCATAATGATTTTTATATAAGAACTCTTGCTACAAATAGAGTAAGAGTAACAGATGGTGGTAATACATGGTTATATGGTGATCTTTATTTAGGAAGTTCAAATACCAAGATAGCATCTACAATAGCTACTGGATATATAACATTATCAGGATCTAGCACAAATTACATTGGAATAGGTCCATATAATAATAATGGTTGGGGATATTTTGAAAACTTTAATAATTCTAATGGTACATATTACTATGTATCTGCAGGAAGACATGCTTTTGATGGAGGTCCTGTAACACCATATTCAGATGGAGCTAGAGATTTAGGAACTAGTAGTTATAGATGGGGTAATATTTATACAACAGGAGCTTTAATTAATAATAGTGATGGAGCTGTTATGATGGAATCTAATGCTTCTGAAAACAATAACTGGATCTTTAAAGAAAGTTCTAAAGCTTGGGGTATTTTTTATTTTAATAGAGGTTCACAGTCTGGACAAAATATTGGTGGTAGTTATTCATCAGTGGGTGCAGAAACCATATTCATGGGTCAAAATGTTGGTATAGCGATGCCATCTGGATGGAGTGGTTATTATAATGGTTCTAAGATTGCCGCATATGTAGATCATAATACAGGAGTTATGTTTAGTGCTGGCTCTATGCGTTCTCCAATTTTTTATGATTCAGATAACCCTGCATACTACTTAGATCCTAATAGTAACTCAAGATTAGCATATGCTCAATATGATAATATTGGTGTAGGTCAAGCATATAATAGTGGATATAGAATAATTACTTCTGGAGATATATATCTTAATGCACAAGGTAATGGTTGGGCAGAGGGTGTATGGAAACAACGTAGAAGTGGAGGAACTTTCTATGATGTAATAGATGCTGGTAACTATGCAGGATATAATTCATATAGTAATCTTTATACTAATACTCTATCAGTAGGTTCAGATTGCTATGCAGAAAAAGTATTTGACTTAGGCTATTTCTCACACGGAGTAGCTAACATAGTAGCTTACATTGATTTTGGTAATATTCAAAACTCAGGATATTTAGAAGTTGAAGTAACCTCTACCTATTCAAACCAAAATGCAACAGGTCTTTTAAGAAAAATACTTCCATTTGGAACAAATCCTAATGGAGGACAATGGTACTCAGGAGATAGTAAAGTACAAGAGGCTAACGGTTCTATTCCTGATAATATATTTATTGGAGATTTAGAATGGAGTGGAAGTAATTTTAGATTACCTATATATCATGTTGTATCTTCTGGCAATGGTTTTAGAGCTAGAGTTAAATACTTTACTCAGGCAGGTAATGCAGCTGGCATTTTAAATGGGGCTTCAGTATCTACATCAACAAGAACTGCTCCAGCAAACTGGACTAATAATCCAGCGTATAATAGAGCTATTGATACCCGTGATATTAGAATGTTTAATAATAACACTATAGGCTGGAGATATTCTTCAGGAGATAGTGGTATGTATAACTACATTTATAACTCTTATGATGATACTACAACTGGTATTACCTATCGTTCTGGTAATTGGACAAGCTCTCAAGGTATAGTATGTCACAGATTTCAAACCTACACAAGTGGATGGCAAAATAGATTAACTATTTACCAAGATGGAGGTGTTGTTATTCCTGGAAGAATTGATGCTGGTAACATTTATGCTCCAACGTACTATAGTTCCGTTTCTACATCAAAATACCTTACAAACAACGGTTCTAGTTATGGATCTTGGTATATAGGAGGTAATCAAGGAGGTTATTCCGGTTTTAGATTTGATGGAGATATGCAGCTAATGATGCATACTAATGGTGCAGCAGGACCTTGTGGATTTTGGTTAAACAACTGGTCTATTCTTACTTATGTTAATGCTGCTCAATATTTATATAACAATGGTTCTGAGAAATTTAGAACAGCTAGTGATGGTATTGTTGTAACAGGTACTGTATATGCTACAGGAGATGTTATTGCTTACTATTCTGATATACGTTTAAAGAAAGATGTTACTGTTATTGATAGTGCATTAGATAAAATTCAAAGACTTAGAGGTGTAACTTATACCTGGAATGACGAAGAAGTAAATAAAGTTAAAGATAGAGCCGGAACTAGAGATATTGGTCTTATAGCTCAGGAGGTAGAAGCTGTTGAACCTTTATTAATTACTGAATATCAGACACAGCTAAATACTCCTAGTAATGATCCTGATGAGGCTAATAACTTTGTTGCAGAAATGTCAGAAACATATAAAACTATTAAGTATGAAAAACTTGTAGCTTTGTTAGTTGAGGGTATGAAAGAACAACAGACTCAGATAGAAGAGTTAAAGAACGAGATTAAAGAACTAAAAAATAAATAACAATGGCTTTACCAGGAGTAGGAAATAGTATAAGTATCTCACAGATAAGAACAGAACTTGGCAGTAGTTCAGGTAGTCTTAGAACACTATCATCATTAGCTGGCTTCTCTACGCCAGATGCTATGAGTGAGTTTTATGGATATAGTGCTTCAGATCCTGACTTTCTTTTGTTTTTAAAATCAAGTGAATCAGGTTCCTACCCAGGAAGTGGTACAACTTGGTATGACATCAGCGGTAAAGGAAACAATGGAACACTTACTAATAAGTATGCATCTAATCCAATATGGACAGGTTCTGGATTTGAGTTTCAGGGTTCAAACCCATATGGTACTTATCAGTATGGTAGATATGTAAGTTTTCCTAACTATCAGTTTAGCAGAATCAGTAGCCAAAACAGAGTAACACTCAATGTGTGGTTTTATGCTACAGAGTCTTCTTATCCTATGATTTTAGCTGGTACTAACTTTAACGGGTCAACAACCTATCAGGGATATCAGCTATGGATAAATGGCACAACACTGTACGGTAGAATTTCAGGCGGTGGTACTACTTATGTAGATGTGGCTCATCAGTTTTCTTTAAATACTTATGTACATGCCACATTAACATATGATGGTACAACAGCAAGATTATACATAAATGGATCATTAGCAGCTTCTTCTGCTATATCTGTAACCATGAACTATGCAGCCCCTGGATTATTTCTTATCGGTGCTCAGTATAATGCAACTGGTGCAACTAATATAGCTGAATTCTATACAGGATATATAGTCATAGTAAGGCTGTATTCTAGGGCAATTTCAGGTGCAGAGGCATCCGCTATATATAGTGAAGACGTAGCAAACTAATATAACTTTAATAAAAAATAAACTATCATGATTGCAATTAACTTAAACTTAGCTAAAAATATTTTAAAGGTAGTGGTACTAGCTGCTTTAACATATTTAGTATTTAGTAGTGTAAATAATAATGCTATACGTTATGTAGCACCTATTACGGAAGACACAACCACTATACCTCCTAAATACTTTTAAACTTTCTGTCATTTAGGCATTAACATCTGTGAATAACTTTTTTGGTATGTTACTTGCATATCTTTGTATATTCGTAACAGATTAATCTAAATTTTAAAAACACATGGAAAAAATTTCTCTTAAGTTGTTTGAGTTCTACAATCTAGATGCAGAACTTAACGGTTTAACCAACCAGCAAACTGGTGAAAAAATTGCTTCTGGTCTTATCCAGGAAAAACTATCTTTAGTTACTAAGTACTGGCTAACAGAACTAGGTAAGAAAGTGGCTGCTGAAAAAGCTGCTGTAGAAGAACTAAAGAACGATCTTATCAAGAAGTATGGTAAGGAAGATGACAAGGGTGGTATTTCTATCCCTATGGTTATTGATGAACTAGATGAAGAGGGTCAACCTAAAAAAGATCTAGACAAAGACGGTAACTGGTTTACCAAAAAGGTTATCAACCCTGAGTTCCAGTCTTTTGAGCTTGAGTTTAACAACTTGCTTCAGACTGAAAAAGAACTTGAGTACAAAGCTTTTACGCTTGAAGACTTTGAAAAGGTTGAGACTTCTGAGAACTACGGAACGTTCTTTAAACTTATTAAAGTTGAAGAAACTAAGGTAGTGCCGATGAACTAAGCCCCCTGCTTTCCTCTATATATACTAAACCACTCCATTAATTGGGGTGGTTTTTTTGTTATTTACACCAAAATAATGTATATTATATTGTAGACTACTTAAAACTTAAACACAAACTTATATGGCACTAAAGATTACAGCTCAGATTGGAACCGATAAAGGTATTACTTCTGAAGCATATGTACGTATCGCTGATTATCAGATCTCTAAGTATGGATCTGCTAACTTCAGAATTGAACTTTTTCAATCTCAAGCTGATGCAGCTCCTGCAGGAGGAACATATCCTGGTATGGGTAGCGGTGTAGCTCGTAACCAACAAATTGGTGAAAGCTTATATGTAGCTTTAACTAAACAAGTAGAGGAAACTCGCACAGTACAACGTATGGTTCCTGTACAAGTAGAGTTTGAAGAAACAGTGGCTGGCGTTTCAGATGCTGAAGGTAATCCTACAACTACTACTGTTACAAGAACTCGTACAGAAATGCAAGAGCAAGATGTAGAGGAAACAATCACTAAGACTGTTCCTGACTTAACTTCTGCAGAAGGCGTAGATGTATTTGAGTTTGGCTATAGTCATTTAAAAATGAAACTAGAAGGTCTGTTTGGTGCAGCCAACGTGGTTGATTGTTAATAACTCATTGATATATAATATATTATGTTACCTACGAAATCTAATACTGCTGATCAGGGTTGTTCCCCAGTATCTTCTAACTGTGTCATATGGCAAGGTCCAGACTTGTCATGTATTAACCTCTGCAATGGTGACACCGTATCTAGTGTAGTCTACAAGGTAGCAACGGACCTTTGTACAATTAAGACGGCTTTAGACTTATCAGCTCTGGATTTAAGTTGTCTTGTATCTTTTTGTTCGTCCGTAAACCCTGCTCCAACTACAAAGACCCTGTCAGCAGTATTGGATTTTATTATTGATAAAGTTTGTTGTTTAAACACAAAAGTTGATAACTTACCAACTGGTGGTGGTTCTACTTATACAGAACCTAATATTGCGTTACCTACTTGTCTTCAGTATAATGACCCTGCTACAGGACAACCTGTTACACAATTAGTTCATAATCAATTTAGCTTAAGACTTGGTAATCAATTTTGTACTTTATCTGCAACAGTAGCTAGTCATACTACTACTTTGGCTACATACAACACTAGAATTACTACTCTTGAAAATAGACCATCATACGTTCCTCCTACTGTAACTCCTAACTGTTTGCTAACTCCAGGAACTCCTGTAGCAATGCACACTTTGTTAGATGAACTTGAAGCTCAATATTGTACTTTAAGAACTACCTTAGGAAGTAACCAAGTTCTTACAGCAGCTATCGCTCAACAGTGTCAAAACCTTGGAGCAGCTGCAGCATTAAGTTCAACTGGTACTGTAAGTTCTCTTACTGGATGGAATGCTACAACAAGTAATGTTGGTCAATCTCTTCAAAACCTTTGGGTTGTATTATGTGATATGCGTCAAGCTATTTATGACGTTAAGCAATGTTGTGGTCAAGTGGATTGCTCTGCTTTCTTACTTGGTTTTACAGCTGCTGCAAACGAAGCTCGTACTCAAGTTACAGTGTTCTTTAATGGTGGTGGTACTGTAATTCCTTCAGGATTTACAAACTGTACTGCTTTAGGATCTAAGATTACTATTAAAGACGCTTCTGGAAATACTTACACAGACAACGTAAACTTAGTAACAGCTGTTTCAGATACAGACGGTATTACTTACACTGTATCAGGAGCATCACTTAATCCATCTCAAGCTTATACAATCACTGTAGAAGGATGTCTTACTAAGAACGGTAATACATGTTCTAAGACAGCTAACTTTACAGTATCTGTACCTTGCCCTGTAATTACATCAGTAACAGCAACATTATCATAAGATGAACGTAACACTTAACTGGACACCTGGTGCTGGATCTACATCACAAACTGTGCAATATAAACTTGCATCAGCTTCTACATGGACTACATTTAGTACTGTGTCAGGTACTGCTACAACAGAAACTGTTACAGGCTTAAGTGATAATCTTATTTATGATTTTAAAATCTTAACTGCTTGTAATGGTGGAACAAGTACACAGAGTCCTACAGTACAGAAGATCAATATGATCTGTCCTACTGTTACTGTAACGGCAGCATCTACTAGTCTATCTTACAGCTTTCCAGAAATTGGTGGCTCAGTAGGTAGTTATGTTGTTAAGTTATTTAACTCTGGTGGTACATCAGAATTAGCTTCTCAAACACCTACTGGTACAACAACTCTTACTGGTACTTTTAGTTCTCTTACTGCAAGTACTACTTATAAGATTAGAGTGGTTCCTACTGCGGGGTCTATTACTAAAACTGATTGTGCATTTGCTACTGGTGTAACATTAGCTCCTCCAACGTGTAATCCACCAACTGGAGTAACTGCTGAGTTAGCACCTGAAACTTAATATAAACTTTTAATAATATAAGACTATGTCATGCGGTTGTAACGATACTCCTCTACCTTTAGGTAACTGTAACGATGGTTGTGCAGATTGCCCTCCTACTAATGCCATTAATTTAACACCGTGTGTTAACGGAGAACCATGTGAAGAAATCATTGGTACAGATTGTGCTAAGTTCATTGGAGCTAATCTTCCAGCTTTAGGCATTTTAGATGGTGATAGGCTTACTACTATATTAACTAAATTACATAAAGTTATAAATAGTGTATTAGTTACACCTATTACATTAGCTAACTATACTGCTACTTCTACAACTACTACACCAATGGTAGTTAGATATCTTGGTCTTGGACCAGTTTATACATCTGCTGTAGGTGCTACAAGTTCTACTACAACTATAACTGTAGGTTCTACTACAGGATTGGTTGCAGGTATGACTCTTGAAGTTACTGCTGGTACTGGTGCATTTGCTGCAAATACTACAGTTGCTAGTATTACTAATACAACAACTTTTGTAGCGTCTCAAGCTCCAACAGTTGCTTTATCAGGAGGTGCTACTGTTATTAAAGCTACAGGAAGTACACATACTATTTATACCACTTCAGTTGTTCAAGGAACTCCTCAAACATTTAGAGCGTTTGTTGGATCACCTGTTAAAGTGAGCGGTACAGGAACAATTGTATAATAAATAATAATATGTCAACACCTCCTTGTAATACATTAAAAACTTTAACTATCCAATACATTACGGCTAGTATAATGCCAAGTGGCGGATATACTGTTCAGTGGAGAATTGTTGGAGATGAAGTTTGGCACACTGAACCAAATAAGAGAGCTAATCCTATTGTTATATCTGGTGTACCGTCTTGTTATCCTTTAGAAGTTAAACTATTGGTTGATTGCGGTAGTGGATTAGAAGTGGTAGAAACATTTGGTGTACAAGGATCTGGATCAGCTACTTGTTATACTTTTGAATTTTTAGATAATGCTGAATATACGTACACTCCATGTGGAACAACAAGTTCTGTTAGTGTATATAATTCTTCAAATTCACAACTTACTCAAACAGTTTGTGCTGTAGATGGTAGTGTTAGTGGGGGCACTTATATACGTACTGATCAATGTAGACCAAACCTAGGATAAGTAAATGGCTAATCAATTAACTATAAATTTTACAGCAGCTAGCCCAGCTCCATCAGGTGGTTATCTTGTTAGATATTGGGATACAGCTACGCCTGGAACAGTGTTAACAACAACTGTTACAAGTAGTCCTGCTGTCATTACTGGTTTAACAGGTTATGACTATACAGGTACAATTGAATCTGTATGTAGTTTTGGTAACTCTACTAGAGTAAACTTTACAGATGCTGTTTGTAATGTAACATTTAATATTTCTTCTACATCTCCTACTAACCAGTTGGGTACAAACGGAACAGCTACTATTAGTAATATTGTAGGTGGTTCTGGTTCATATACTTATAGTTGGAATACATCTCCTGTACAGACAACATTGACAGCTACAGGATTAACTGGTGGTCAAACATATATTGCTACAGTTACAGATACTGTGACAGGTTGTGTTACTACAGAGAACATAGTTATTGGTGAGACAAACTTTACGTTTGATGCTGACTATATGGTAGTTACTTATCAGTTTACTGATGGTGTAGATTTAGATACCCGTACAAGAATTGTATCTATTGATGGGACAAGTTATGCGGATCAAAACGGTCAAGGTAAATACATTGGTTGGAGTCAGTATCAAAGAACTCCACAATCTGCGGGATATATAGACAGTGGTAATGTTTGTGATATGGTTATTAAACCATTGGCTATGTGGGGTAATGATAATACAGGTACAGGTTTTGAAAGCGTTCTTATTGACTTTACACAACTTGGTGCTGGACAAAATGAAGTAGTAATAGACTGTCGTGCTTTTTGGTATAATATACAAGGTGTTAATCCGGTTAACTTAAGCTTTACCTTTTATAAAGGAGGTTGTATGGTCAAACAAGGAAACACTGGTTCTCCAGCATTTAGTTATACTAATCCTACTGCTACTGCAACATTAACAGGAGCTTCTGCAAGTAAAGTGATTACAGCTAAAAATACTAGCGGTATAGCAACTGGATCGTCAGATCTTGAAAGTCCAAATGTTAGTGTTGGTTTAACAAGAGGTCAGCGTTTAGCTGTTATTACATATAACAGATCTACAAACGTAGGTAATATAGATATTAATGATACAACAACACCTGTAGTATAATGAAAGAACTAACAGCTATAGTACAAAATGATTTAGGTGTGGATTATGTAATTCATGCTTCTTATGAACTTAACGGTTCACACTATACAATATTTAAACAATATGATGGGATGAGAAACGTGGTTATGAAAGATCATAATGCACTTAGCCCATTCTTTAACAATCTTATTGAAGCAGATAACTGGATAAATACTAATTCGTAATGGCAACACTAAGTGTAACTTTCCCTGCAGCATCACCAGCTCCTTCATTGGGGTATAGGGTAAAGTATTGGCCTACGTCTAATCCTGTAGATGTAACTACAGCTACTGTAAATACTAATAGTTTTACAGCTACTGGATTAACAGGTACATCATATTCAGGAACTGTGGAAGCAATTTGTGGAGGTGGTACTTTTGGCTCAGCAAGAAGTTTTACAGCAGCTACAGTTACTGTAGTATCAGCAAGTGCAGGTTTTCAACCTTGTATTGGTGGAACTATTGATGATTTCTTAGGAGGTCAAATTACTGTGTCAGCTCCTGTAAGTGTAGATACTACTTTTTCAATTGACGTAGAATACGTACAATCTGGAAGTTCGTGCAGTCCTGGTACAAATCTTAGAACAACTATTTACGGAACTATTCCTACTGGTTCAACTACAGCTACTATTGACCCTTGTGTTGGTGGTGGACAGTACATACCTGGAGGAGGAACAGTTTGTAGTTCAGTTGGTTCTATTTAAAATATAAAAAAGTCAGTGGTTTTGTTGGTTTCCCTGACATTACAAAACCCCTGGTGTTTCTACATCGGGGGTTTCTTTTTAGTACTGTTTAAAAAATGTGTATAAATTATTGATATACCAAAATATTTAGTATAGCTTTATACACCATATACCAAAATACAATATATGAACCTTATCAATCAGGTGTATGGCTCCCTTAAGTGGAAGAAAACAGATGACTTCTGTGCCTCAAAGTTAGGTATTTCTTTACAAAAGTACCAAGAAATCAAAAGACAAATTTCCCACACTAAAGACTTGTTACAAAATGAACTTGACAGTAGTCTTATAGATATTGTTGGAAAAAGGATGTTAGAACTGATAGACGATGAGACCATCAAGAATCAGTACATCTCTGATTTAGAAGATCAATTAGTAGATGCCATTAACCAGAATAAGGAAAAGGTTGTAGAGTTTAAGGAAAACTTGGATGATGGTACAGCTGAAATCAAGGGTATAGCTTTTGCTGAGCCTAAGAGTCCAGAAGAGATAATTAGAATATTAAAGATAGATACAGATAAGTGGAAGCTTAGTTCCTATTGGAATAAACAACATAAAGACTATTGGTTAGTATCAGCCATGGTTACACAGAAGACCTTGGAAATCAAGGACTTATTACAAGAAACTTTAGAGAATTTTAAACCGTCATATAAACCCATTGCAGAGGTTTTTATTAATGACAAATTTGATAATCCAACTGTGGGGATCTTGTCTATACAGGATCTCCACTTTGGTAAAGAAGGGAACCTATCTGTAGTAGATGATTTTAAAGATAGTATTAAGAGTCTTGTATTAAGATCTTATCACTCTCATAGTGTAGAAAAGATCATATATGTAATAGGAGGGGACCTTTTAAACATGGATACCTTTGGTGGACTAACTACTAAGGGTACACCTGTAGACTCTGACCTTAGAGCTCAGGATGCTTATAATGAAGCATTTGATGCTATGTTCTGGTCAGTTAACTTTATCAAGCAGTTCTGTAAAGAACTAGAAGTGGTGTACCTGCCTGGTAACCATGATCGTTTATCCTCTTACCATTTAGTACACGCATTGTCTAAATGTTTCTCTCAAGAGGTTTCTATTAGATTCAACGCTAACTATGAAGAAAGAAAGGTTGTGACCTGGGGTCAGAACTTCTTTGCGTTTGAGCATGGGGATGTTACTAAGAAGATGACAGCTCTTGTATATGCTACCGAGTTCCCAAGTCAATGGGGACAGACTACTTTCCGTACATGTTACACTGGACACTTCCATACTAAGAAGGTTACTGAGTTTGTTACAGATAATGAGGTTCACGGCTTTACAATTAAGCATCTTCCTTCTTTATCTAAGTCAGACTATTGGCATTACCACAATAAGTTTACAGGATCTAAGCGTCAAGCAGTTATGGAAATCCATGACCTAACTAAAGGTAAAATATCTGAATTTACTTATAATGCTTAAACTATAAAAGTTTAAGTAGGAAACCTCGTAGATTTTTCGTAAATTATTAATGTAGAACATTGTGTCGACAGTATTTAAAAAACCGGATTTAACAGCTCCTAGGTACAGACCTAAAAAGCTAAACTTAACAAATATAGACTCTTACAACAAGTTTATAGAAGAGCATCCAAGATATGCTGGGATAAGTTTAGAAAAATTTAAGGAGGTTATATCCTTGTTTAACGGTAAGATTTGGCAAACCGTTATAGATGAAAGAGATGGTGTAGAGCTACCTGAACAGCTGGGGTATATTTTTATAGGGTCATGTGGTCGTAAAAAGAGCAACGTAGACTTTAGTAAGAGTAAACAACACGGGGTAGTTATCCAACATCAGAACTGGGATTCAGATCAGTACATGGCTAAAATATTCTACACGAACTTTGAAACCAAGTATAGGTTCAAGCATAATGATATGTGGAGCTTTGTTGGTGTAAGAGATTTTAAAAGAACGGTGGGTAAGACTTATCCTGAACTGTGGAAGAAGTATGTAGTGGTAGATGATCTAGTTAGGGTGAGTAAGATTTTTAGAATTCAGAAATATAAAGATTTTAAAAAACATGAGACCGTCAAACTTCTAGAAGAGTATGACGAGTTTAATTTAGAATAAAATGGCTAAAAGCACGGTAGGAGATATTACTTCAAGAATCAGAAGTCAGGTGAAGGCAGTGAGACAAGACTCAATGCTTACTGACCGTTTGATCTATAGTATAATCCTCAAACACTCAAAATGGTTAATGAAACGTGAAGACTCTAAGAATAGACTTATGAGTTTTTCTGGCGTTATGCAAACCATGGACTTTGTTGAACTTATAGAAGTTGACAAGGTAGAAGCATGCTGCACAGGCTTAAAATCTGATTGTAAGATTAAACGTACTAAAGAAAAAATGCCAATCTTTTTACAAGGATATTATGGTCCACTTATTCGTACTGTGGCTTCTTTAGATGGATCAGAGGAAATGCAACCTACTCATCCTAGTACATATCTTAACCTATCTAAATCTAAAAACTTTAAATATAACAAGACTAAGTACTTCTGGTATTTAGATGACTACTTATACTTTCCTAACGTTGATTGGGATGCTGTACGTATAGAAGGAATATTTGAAGAAGATATTAGCATGTACACTTGTGAAGCTGATAGCTGTTTACAAAAGACTGATCTATTGTTTAATGTACCTGATTACTTATTTGGTGAGTTAGAAGCTGCGGTATTAAAAGATATTATTGCTATGTACCAGATACCTTCTGATGCATCTCCTGATAAACAAAACATTGCTCGTTAATGAAAACAGAACCTAAATATAGAACCTTTGACGAGCTGCTTAATGAAGTTGCTACAGACTTTGTTATGTATAATAATGAAGGTCTGATTGAACCTGCTCAGCTTATCAAAGTGGCTCAGCGTGTAAACTACGATCTTGGTTTAAGAATTCATGGTACAAAAGAAAAGATCCTAGACGTAGAAAAGAAAAAGACTAGACTTCCTGATGACTTCTATGTTCTTAACTATGCTTACTTATGTGGTGAAAATACTTATAGTGATCCTGTTATGCATGGCCGCCACACTGAAAACGTTATCCTTGACCCAACCCATTGTAAAACTGCAGATGGTAAAAACGTTTGTAAGAAATGTGGTGAGGTTGACAAAACCTGTATTTGTGAGAGAACATACACTGTAGAATGTAAAACCGGTGAGAAGGTTTATGTACAAGTTGTAGAGAAGCGTAAGTATGAAACAAGAACATACACTACTTTTCAAAAGCTTAAGATATCTACTTCTACAGGAAGACATGATGCTTTAGATAACTCAGGTAATGGTGCTTATATAAAGAACGGTTTTGTTTACACAAACTTTGACACTGGTAAGATCTTTATATCATACCAAGGTGCGTTAGAAGATGAAGATGGAAACTTATTAGTTCTTGATCATCCTATGATTAATGAGTACTATGAGTATGCTATCAAACAAAGACTCTTAGAAAACTTATATTTAAATGGTGAGGACGTAACTCAAAAGATGCAGCTTATAGAGCAACGTCTTAGAGGAGCTAGAAATAATGCTTTAAGTATTGTTAACACACCAGATTTTGCAGAAATGAAGACTTTATGGGAATCAAATCGTAAGGCTATGTATAGTAAGTATTACGATATGTTTAAATCAACTGAAGGATTCTAATGTATGAAGCTAAACACAACCATAAAATTACCTACTTATAGTTGCAAGATCATTATAAGTATAGTTGATAGTGTTTCTGTTGAAGCAGAGAGGATATATAAAAGATGTAAGATAAAGGAAGACTTTGGCGGTGAAGCAGAAGGTGCTTTAATTATGCCGGATATGGATGTTTACTATTTACTATTAGGTAACAAATATCTAACCCACAACACTATAGCTCATGAAATCTTTCATGCAGTAGTTAGAGTGACAGAAGATAGAGGAATAGTAGATGAAGAAGCTCAAGCTTGGTTGGCAGGACACCTAACCGCTGTGACGTATAAATTTTTAGAAAAGAAGAAGCTGGAAATAAAACATGGCTGATCAATCACAAACACCCGGATCTACTACTAATACCTTTACTAAAGGGATGGTAAAAGATTTTAATGACACCTTCATTGGAGAGGGGTTGTGGACTCATGCTCGTAATGCAGTTAATAACTCACATGATGGACAAGTAGGTGTAGTTGGTAATGAACCAGCTAACTTGTTTTGTATACAACTTCCTTATACTCTTATTGGTTCTATTCATCTTTCAGATGACCAATGGGCTATTTTTACTACAGATGATGTTAACTCTGAGATTGGTATTTTTGATGAGTCAGCTTGTTCTTATACTAAAGTAATAAACGATCCGTGTTTAAACTTTAATCGTTCAAACTTAATTACAGGTGCATACCGTAAACGTTATGACTGTGAAAGATTAATCTATTGGGATGACGCTCGTAACCCATCTAGATTTATGGATATAGATAATCCTCCGTTAAAAACTCAACAAGTTGTTAATGACGGTTGTATTACTGAAGTTCCTTTAACTCCTATACAATTAGACTGTGAAGCTATTAGATTAGCAGCATTAGTTACCACACCATGTATAAACCTTGCTAAAGGTAAAATCGGTGGTATGCTTCCTAATGGATCATACCAAGCTGTAATAGCTTATACCGTAGCAGGAGTTAAAGTTACAGACTACTTAGGTATATCTGAAGTGCAGTCTTTATTCTCACATGAGAATACAAGCATGTCTTTAGAAATAACTATTACAAGTATTGATAAGAACTATGATGAGTTTGAACTTGCAATCTTATCTAACATTAACAATCAGAGTACAGCTAAAAAAATTGGTGTATACTCTACAGCCCAAGGTACTATCTATTTAGATAAGTGGAGTACAGAATATGAAACTATTCCTGTAAGTCAAATCGTAGTAAGAAAAGAATCTGTTGATAAAACAGATGCTATGTACACTGTAAGTGACTATCTTATCAGAATTGGTACAACCAGTAAGTTTAAGTTTAACTATCAGCCTCAAGCTAATGCTATTAAAACTAATTGGGTAGCTGTACAATATCCTGCGGATTACTACTACAAAGGTGGTAATAACACAGGGTATATGAGAGATGAGCAATATGCTTTCTTTATTAGATGGATATATAATACAGGAGATAAGTCTGAATCATACCATATTCCAGGAAGAGTACCTACTGCTGCAGATAGGGCTCCTGTTGTTGGCGGTGATGCTTATGAAACTGTAGGACCATCTTCTGTAAGTCGTGAACGTTGGCAAGTAGAAAATACAGCTACTATTGATAATACTGTAAGTTCAGTTTTAGCAGATGGTGGTAAAGTGATTGCTACAGGTCAAATGGGGTATTGGGAAAGTGAAGAAAAATATCCTGATAGAGCCTTTAACATATGGGGTAACCTATGTGGTAAAAAGATTAGACATCACAAGATGCCTGATAATACAATTGTTGGTGGTAATGTGATTAACCACTTTGCTGCTAACGGAACAGGTATAAACATCTTAGGTGTTAAGTTTGATAATATTACTCACCCTTTAGATAATGCAGGTAATCCTATTGTGTCTATTGTAGGTTATGAGATACTTAGAGGATCTAGAGAAGGAAACAAAAGTGTTATAGCAAAAGGTATGCTTAATAACATGAGAGAGTATGATCTTCCTGGCACTACCACTGTAAAAGGATTATATCAAAACTATCCTTATAATGATTTACGTGCGGACTTGTTTTTAACATCAAGTAAAGATGTTGCTTACAAAGGATACTCAACAGATAATAAAACAGCTCCTTTAACGGCATATAAAAATAACACTTTCTCTTTTCATTCACCAGAGACTACTTTTAGTAATCCTTTTATGAATGTTCAAGAGCTTAAAGTGTATCAGGAAATACATGGTACAGCTCAATCTAAATTTACTGAGCCATATAAACATCCAAGATTTAAGTTAGCTAATAACTTTCTAAGTGCCGTTACTGATATAATGGCAACAATAGATGCTATTAATAATTTACAAAAAGTATTTTCTGGTGATGGTGGTATAACAATTTCTGCTACAGAAAACTTTCCAATATCTTTAAACTATAAGATTCCTAAACCTCCAGAACCAGCTGATGGTGTTGTAGGTGGTATTTTATTTGCTGCAAGATTGCTTCTTTGGGGAGCTACAGCTGCAGCTGTAATTGGACTAGAAAAGAAGTTAGCTGATCTTAAAAAAGAGAAGCTTATTAGTATGTTCTTATATTTAGTGCCAAAGAAACAGTATGCTCTTCAATGTTTATCACATGCTTTTTATAATAACTACACTACAAATGTTAGAGGTAATATTAGAAAAGAAATTGTTGATTCTTCGTATATAAGAACAGGAGTTCATGGATTTAGTACAAACTATAGAGTTAATAACTTCTATAGAAATCAGTTTGTAATTTTACAAACGTCTACGGATCTTTTAAAGACTGGAACTCAATCTGGTATAACTGATAATACTAGACAGTTGTACCATGACTTAAATATTAACATAAACGATACTTTTGTTGCTAATACTGTTGCGTACTATGGAGCTATTAAGATTCCTATGGTGTCACAATACGGTCAGTTAGATTCTATAAAACAAATGCCAATATCTAGCTGTGTAGAATTTACACAAGCAGATAAAACTAAAAAGTATTCTAGTCAAGTATACTTTGGCGGTGATACTTATATTAACAGGTTTACTGAAAGAAACACCATGTTCTATTTTAACACATGGTTGATGGGTGAACCAGATGAAATAGAGTTTGACTATCGTAATCATTTTGCAATGACTTACCCTAGATATTGGTTAAACTCTAAAAGAATAGATGCTGAACTTTTAACAGATATATCTAGAGATCACCGTCATCTTAATGGTTCAGGAGCACAAGGTGGAGCATTTTATGTTAAGAACAGACACTTCTATTTGTTTAACTCAGGTGTACGTGACTTCTTTGTAGAGAGTGAGATTAACGTTGGTTACCGTGATCATGATGATCAGATTGAACGTAGGTTCTATGATCCATATGGTTATGCTGATATAGATATGATGTTTAGAAGTGATATGATTAAGAGTGGTGAGATCTATAAGTATGACTACTCATTAAGTATATCTAAGTTATTTAATAGTCACATCTCATGGGGTAACATTTTACCTAGAGATTATGATCCTACAGTAGCTGAAAAATGTTATTTATATAATCCTAATCGTGTTGTATACTCTTTACCACAGTTTACTGAGTCTAAAAAAGATAACTGGAGATTGTATCTAGCTAACAACTATAAAGAGTTTTCATCTCCTGTAACATCAATCAAGTCTATTAATAAAACTGGTGCTTTGTTTATGATGAAGCGTCAGAGTCCTTTACAGTTTATGGGTGTAGAGGAACTAAAGCTTGATGCTACAGGAGCTAAAATTACTATTGGTGATGGTGCATTATTTAGTGGACCGCAACAACTTCAAGCTGTAGTTAATTCAGAAAAGTCATTTGAGTATGGTTCAAACCAAAGCAAGTATGCTTCTATGAATACAACTTATGGTGTGTTCTGGGTATCTCAAGATCAAGGAAAAGTATTTGTATATGGTGGTGGTATTAAAGAGATTTCAAAAGATGGTATGAAGTGGTGGTTCTCTAGATACTTACCTAGTGAACTTCTCAAAGCATTCCCTGCTTATCCTTTAGGAGATAATCCTGTAAAAGGTGTAGGTGTGCAGATGATCTATGATAACACCAATGAGATTTTATATATCACTAAGAAAGACTATAAACCTTTGTTTACAGATCTTGCTTTAGATGGTGAAAGATTTTACCGTTTAATAAACGGAGCTAAAGTGTACTACGAATTAGAATCAGAAGCTTTCCAGCCGGCATCATGGACTATTTCATATGATCCTAAGTCTCAGGTTTGGTTGTCATTCCATGATTGGATTCCAACTTTCTTGATTCCTGGTAAGGCTCACTTCATGAGTGTTAATAAAGATAGCATATGGAAACACAATATTCGTTGTGACAAGTATGTTAACTTCTATGGTATAGATTATCCATTTGAAATAGAGTTTGTATCTTCTACAGGTCAGACTGTTAACTCAATGAGAAACATAGAGTATGTGTTAGAAGCATATAAGTCTCACAACAACTGTTCAGATAAGTATCATGTTCTAGAT